ATATTGTAACGAACCCACGGTGTTCGACATTCTGGATATGTATGAGTACGATATTGAAGTCTCGGATTCCATCGACAAGGGATACGAGCGTATGCTGGAACAATCCCGCGAGATGTTAGAGAAAGTCAAGGCGCGTGAGCGCGAGAAGGAGAGGACCAAGAATGTTTGACATAGAGGAAGTCGGGATATTCCGGGGTATCGGGATCGGGAGCATAGCCGTTGCCATTACCGTACTCCGTATGAACTGGATCTACCACTGGCTTGACAAGACGGGAGTGATAGCCGTGGGTGTGGTCGCTGCCATATTCTGCGTGGCTATGTTCGTCATTCAATTCAAGAGGGATGAAGATGGATACGATCTATGATTGGAACGAAATAAAGGAACAGCTGGAACACGACATCGAGGTTTGGTACGTCAAGGACCCCGAAATCAACCGCAAGAGGGAGATGGACAAGGAGAGGACGATAGACTGGATCATCGACAGGATGAAGAAGGGTCCGGAGCCGACCGGAACGCGCATAAGGATGCCCGACTATACGTTTACGTTCGGTTCGTTATGGGAGCCGATAACCAAGGTCATGCGTATGCGTTATCCCGTGTGTGCGATATGTGGGCAGCGCAGGACCGTGGAGATACACCACATCCGTCCGAGATACCTCAAGGGGAGTGAATCCGATCCGTGCAACCTCATCGGATTGTGTGTGGAGTGCCACGATGAGGTACACAGGAATATGGAACAGGGTATCGACGATGCCGTGCGCCTTTCAGTGTCAGCGGCTTTCCGGGAGAGGAAATGATGAGGTGCGACATCTGTCACCGTAACATCAAGGGTACGAAAAGATTGAGGACGATCTACGGATGGGTCCAGTTCTGCCCTGAATGTAAGGTTAGATGGGAGAACCGTTATATCATCAAGAAGGAGGACGAGGATACGGCAACGATAATGATGTTCAATGATGTTATGCAGCGTATCAAACATGCCAGCCACGGCACGTTGGTGATCATCTGCGGAAAGGTAGGGTGCGGAAAGAGTACGCTGGCTCTGAAACTCTTGAGGGAGTTCAACGGTTATGACGATCCCGATATGATAATAGACGTAAGCGATGCCGTACCCGGCAATCCGAGATATGGGACCATCCCGAAGGACGGAAGAGCATTTCAACTCGACACATACCTTACTGCGTTCACCAAGGATTTCAGGGCGGCCATAGACGATATGTTGGGGAAAGGCCGCATAGTCATCGTGACCGTGCCGGACATCCATTGGATACCCACGGATTACACGGCATCCGACGGTAATAAAGCGAAGTGCGTGTGCATCGTCACATTCAGGGATGATCAACCCGACCGTGATAAGAGGGAGTTCGATGTCGAAGGATTCGCATGGGAGATGACCTCCAACAATTACCGTCCATTCAAATCCTACGGATATGTCACGAAGGAAGAAGCCGATGAGCTGTATACGGTTTACGAGAGATTGGCTTACAAGAAGATGAAGAGTGAAAGAATGACCGATAGAGGGAAAGATTATCTGCCCGACCACGATGGTACGGTGTATTTCACATGTCCGAGGTGCGGATGCGGAGAGTTCGATACATTCGCGCAGACCGTTCCGGCAGACAGGGACGCGCGCTGGACCTACGAGTATCAGTGTGCGAGATGCAAGACCATCGTAGGATTGACATTGAGGGGAAACGACAGGAGTGAGGAGGAATGACTGCATACCTATACCATCTGGAATACGATGTTGTGATACAAGCACCTACGAAAGAAGATGCAGACGAGATCGCAACCAATATCAGTCTCGATATGGATGCCGATGTTTGGTCGAGTATGATCCAGTATCGCGGCATTGATGAGGGAGATTGAATGACAACTTGTTGGTTCTGCGGAGCAGAGATGACTTGGAGATCGGATTTCAATTATGATGAAGCGTGCGGAGAAGATTCCGGGATGGGCAGCGTGACCTATCTGACTTGTCCCAAATGTGATGCCGTAGCATAGTTCTGTATTTGGGAAGGATTCATGGAATGAGATAAACGACAGGAGAGAGATGAAATGACACTGCATGTATTGAAGATAGTACCACAATACTACGATGCCGTCAAGAATGGCATCAAGACGTTCGAGATACGCAAAAGCGACCGTGACTATAAAGTGGGCGATACGCTGCGCCTACGCGAATACAACCCCGACCTGGAGACCGATCTGGATGCGGAGAGGTTCACGGGAAGGGATGTGAGAGTAGCGGTCACATACATAATCACCCACGACATGTTCCCCGACGGTATCCCCGAAGGGTACTGCGTGATGGGTATCAAGGTGATCGAATGAACGACCCCTACGACATCGAGAGATTCAAGGAGGATGCCGTACACGATCTGGAAGAGGACGTTATCGGGAATGTCGAGAACGTTCCTCCGTGCGGTCAATGCGACTGTGAGGACGAGCCGGACTACTACTACGATTTCGCAAAAGCGGAGTGGGTCATCACATGTCCGGGCTGCGGCAGGGAAGTGCGCGGAGAGACCGATAGGATAGTCATGGCACGTTGGAGGGAGGAGTGATGCCTGACAAATTCGTGAAGTTCACGATCTACGTCAAATACCCGTCCAATGCGGATATAACGGACTACGAGGACATGTTGGGTGCGCTGATGGACACTGCATCCGATACTACCGGATTGGGTGTGGACGGGCAGTTCGATGAGATGGAAACATGCTATGAACGGTGTTTTGATGACTGATGACCATTCGTGGGAAGAATGGGCAAAAGCCAATAAAATAGAACCGTGATTGTGATACGATGAGCAAGAAGGACGTAGGACTGGACATCATGTGCCTGGATGACGGAGAGATATATCTCGGAGAGGTCAAGAAGGGCAAGGACCATTTTCACAAGGATCGTAGGGTCAATGTGACAAGGGAGGTCCTGGATGCCGTTGTCAATTATATGTCCCTTCATATCAAGGACGAGGACATCCCTGAATACGTCCTGAATGTGAATGACAATAAGAACAATCAGAGGGCCGTCCTCACATTCCGTATCATCCACGATAAAGAGGATGTGATGTTCCGGTGATGGAGAATTGGACTCCCCCGATGCGGAGGTACGAGATACGCACGCGCATACAACCAGTTGCACGGATGTATGTAGATACCCTTCCGTTCGATGCACCCGTTGTCGTGGCCGATATAATCGCTATGACCGACCTCGATGGATTCACCCCGGAGGACATAGATCCTTCCGTGGAGACCGTGCTTAACGACATGTGCGGAGAGGACGGATCCCTCATCAGAACCGAAGAGGGATGGGTCAAGAAGTCTGCTGCGGAGATCGGGGAGATAATGGATACTCTTACGGTCCAGTACCATAAAGACAACCGGGAATGGTACATGTCGTGTGTCCTCATGGCAGTTATCGGAGTCTTATGGGTCATATCCCATCTGTGGGGAGCCGACCTCGGTATGAGGGAGTTCCCTATGACCTTGTTCGGCATACCCATGACGATGTATGATACCATCCTCATAGACGGCCTTTCCCTTATGGCCGCATACTGGATATTCGGTAGGATTTCCAATCCTCTTTAAAATTCCTTAAAATTCCTTAAAATTCCCTAAAGTTCCTTAAAATACTATAATCCCATTATATCGTAGAGGAGAAAAATGGTGCAGAAGTACGAATCCAAGGATACATCCCTGGTGCAAGTGTGTGCGGTCTATACCACGTTCACCAAACCCAATAATCGGTTATTCCGCAAGGGCGATAGGGTATTGGATTATGGCGGTGGGAAATACGATCTCGGTAAGGAGTTTATGAAAGGATATGGAGTGGATGTAAGTATCTATGATCCATTCAATCGTACCCCATCTCATAACAAGGCGGTTATGCAGAAGTTCAAGAGAACCCCTCCGGATGTCATCGTGTGCAGTAATGTCCTTAATGTGATACAGGAAGAATCGGTAATCAAGGGCATAGTCAAGGAGATCAAGGGATTGTGTGATAAGGATACCATCGTGATATTCGCCATATACGAGGGAAATAAGACAGGAGTCGGAAAACCTACGATCAAGGGTTATCAGAGGAATGAACCGACCCTATCGTATCTTAGGTTTATGACTCCTTTTGCAAACGCGATCCGGAAAGGCAAATTCATAATCTGCCGTCCGAATTAAAAAAAAAGATAGGGGGGATGACCCCCTTTTTAATTTTTCACCACATTCCTTTTCCGATCTTGCCGGTCCGCGGATTGACCCACGCTTTACGGTATTTGACCGGATGCTCGTGGTAGTACATGAATTTGCCATCTGCCCATCTGTGGACTTCTCCGACACGGTTCTTCTTGGGAGGAACATCGGTCCAGGCGAGTTCTTCGGCAATCCTATAAATGCCGGCAAGGTAGTTCCTCGGATGACCGCTATTCACAAGTTCCCTGCACGCGAATCTGCGCGCCTCGTCCACTGTATCAAACATCTTCCTGGTGGTATGGGGATTACGAGATTTATCGTTGAAATTCTCCATCACTACGGTATAGTAGGTCATGATACAAAAATGAAGATTATCTTATTTAATCCTGTTTGGAAATCTGTCCTGTGTCGGGGTCTACGACATAGCGGTTGTGGGTTTTGGCACGGCTCCAATACCAGATCCCGTTCTTTTTTGACAGAGTGCCTTGACCCCATCCCCCACGACTGATGAATACCTCGTGAGGGTCGAGTATCCCCCGGTTGCACATCATTATCGCTCCCTTGCGGGCTGCGTTGATGGATGTCGCATTGGGTATCTCGATGATTTTCGTACGGTAGGTTATACTTGAACAGCAGGGTTTGTTGTAGTATGTGTAGTACATACAAATTGAATAGAATGGGGGGTTTAAAAGGTTTCAGCAAATTCTCCGATCAATTCATTTCCTTTTAGTTCTCATTTCGATGATCTGTTTCATTCCCTGATATTCGACCACGCTGCCATCGGACTTGACGAGGTATTTCTTTTTGCTTCCTTTCGGGAACCAGATGTAGTAATCTGCGGTCATCTTCCCGTTGATCACGGGTCCGGCACTGGCATTGATTGAGCCGACAAAAGCACGGTCACGTTCGGAGATACCGTCCAGGTCGGGAACGGTGGCGATCACTCCCGCCTCGGCATAATTCCTCTTCATGCGTGCGATGAGATTCTTCCTGGCTGCGGATATGGAGTCTGTCTTGCCGGGTTTACCGAACCCGGTGTATTCATCCTGGAACGCGGCATAATAGTAAGTTGCCATACGAAAAGAATGTGGGTTGTCGTTTAAAAGGTTTTATGCCTTGAGATTGACGTTCTTCAAACTTTCATTCAGTTTTTCGATAATCTCCATCTTGTGTTCTTCCCATAACAGATATGCGATACAGGAACACATCGCTTCCTCGTCCTCGATGCCCTTGTCTATCAATTCCAGATCGTCCTCGGTCAATGGGGATAACTCGAATATGTCCAACATCGGTATACCTCGTATCCATCGTCAAATGCCATATCCTCGTCGAAGTACATATCACGTTCCTCTTGTGTCAGTTTATCGCGCATGACTTTTGCAACGGATTGTTCCACGTCTATGACATGGGATGCCACGAATAATCCGATTTCCATATCCTTATACATAAGGTCCAGCGGGTCGAACATCTCATTTCCTCTTGTTCTTCTTAGCCAGCCGTGCTTCTTTCATACGCATTTTATTGATGGCTTTTTGTTCGGCCTTGAGCTGCTTGTATTTCTCCTTCTCATCATCCGATAACGAGGACGTGCGCTTGGCTATCTTGCGGTCGTGTCTGATCTGCGTTTTTGCGCTGCGCCTGACCATCCCCGGTGTCAGGATGGTGTCGCAATACCTCTTGGAGTTGCCGGGACCCTTCTCGTAGAATATTTTTTGGACATCTTCGGGGAATGTAGCCAGCGTTTTTTCCCTCAACTTGGGCGATGACAGTTTCATCAGTGTCTTGGGATCGCACATGGCATATTCCAACCGGATGTAGGGGTTGTCGTAGTCTATGCGGTCATAGTCACCGGGATAGCCGGATAACTCGGACCAGCGTTGGAGGAAATTGGATGCGGCTTTCGCCTGTCCTCTTTCCATCCTGCCCTTGAACCTCTCGCGCAATCCTTTCAGCGCGCCCTTCTGTTCTTCGTCAAGATTCTGATATTCTTCGGTCTGCTCCAGTTCTTCTTCGGTCATGATGTGTTCCGGCTCATCCTCATCGTCCTCGGATACATCTATGTTCATAGCTGCGATCTCTTCTTCGGTCAATCCCTTGTATTCTTCCATCGTATCATCCCTGCATCATGTAGAATATGTAGAATATGGCTGCGACCGCGATAATGCCGATGATTGCCATCGTCCTCATATTCATCTTGGGTCCCTGCCACAATAGGAGTAGGGCCTCGTCGATTGATGTATCCTTCATGTATAGGTATGCGTTCATGGCTCCGAACCCATTGTCCTTCCACGGCTCATAGGGGACCTCGAACAGTTTGTCGAACCACACATGTTTCTCATTCGTGCAGTGGACAGCGGTCTTGGGTAATCTGCTCCTGGGGATAAGATTCTCGCAGATCGTGTACTCATTCGTGTTCTTGTCGTAGGACATGATGCGGAGCCAGACGTGGTTGTGGAATTTAATCAACCTCCATCTCTTGAATCTCGCCCTCAAACTGAATAACGGTAATGGATTCTCCGGGGTTCCGTTGAGCCAGTTTTTAAATGACCTCTTAGGACGCTTTTTACGGGCATTTTCGCCCTCGGTCTGTGTGTCAGTACCTTTTTCGGGATTTAGGGGTGTCGTAATTATGTCCTTATCGTTCTCTTCGACGGGAACAAGGGAGTCAAGGGATGCCGTGTCGCGTGACGGGGGTAGATCATCATCGGGGTCGATTTCGACAACGGGTTCTTCGTCCTCATCGTCCTCGGTATCATCCTCGTCCTCTTCCGGTTCTTCCCCTTCTTCTTCTTTCGATTCTTCGTCCTCGTCGATGGGTTCGCCCATGTCCTCGTCCTCATCGCCCTCTTCGGGATCATCCTCGGATTCCTCATCATCGGTATCCTCGTCCTCCGGGATTTCCTCGGTATCATCCTTTACGGTTTCCTCCTTGGTGTCCTTGGCATCATCTTCCGGGATTCCCTCGGAGTCCTCGTCCTTGACCTCTTTTTTCTCCCACATCTTCTTGGGGGGGTCGTTCTCGTCCTTCGCCCAATCGGGTATGTCCTCTACAACCATCTTACAGTCCTCCGTTAGACAGGAAAGCGTATGCCAGCACAGCTCCCAGGATTATGAACGGGAACAGATCCTTCAAGTGGCCTACGGTCTTGCTGCTCAACATGCCGAACGGTTTTTTGTGTATGCCGTTGGCACTCATTTTATGCTCGTCAATATCCATCATCAGTTTGTCGAAATTCGTGTACGCGCCCGCCTGAATGTGGGGACGGATACCATTCTCCGGATAGACCACGAACTCGTCCGTACCCATCTCGACATCGCACCAGTACCAACGGCACTTCACATACATGTCGGGGTAGACCTTGTACAGTTGGTTGCGGGTCACGAAGAAATGTTTGACATCGACATCCTTCGGTTTCGGGCGGCAGAACTCCGCACGGTTCTTGCCTATGATCAATATAATCTGTCTGCTCATATTCATTCCTCATCTGCCCATGCCGGGGGAGGTCTTTCGGAGGGATCTTCGGGGGGAGTATTGAGATACTTCTCCGCTTTCGCCCTCTCCTGGGCCTCTTCGGTCTTGGCACGTCTTACCATTCTTTCCATCAATTCATCCTGGTGACTGTTCTTGATTGCCAGATACTCGTCCTTAAGACTGGCGGGGTAATCTCCGAACACCCCCGTGTAGATCAATTCCCAAAACGGATCGCCCTTCTTGAACTCGTGGCGGTTCGCCTTACGGCATTGGAAGAACCCGCGACCGAATCCACGGATGAGGGGTTTCTCCGGGGAGTTGCACCTTATCTTGTAATCAACGTGGTCCATCCTCACGGCTTGATTGATCCTCATGATAGAGGGGTTGCAGATGATCGTGGTCCACCCCCTCGACCTCATCGTATTGAAGAGGGTCATGATGTCCTTATCGTCCTTACGGGTTGCGTTCATACTTGCGATAGTGACCGATCCCTCATCGAGTAGGGATATGGGTCCGGCATCGGGGTCTGCCAATTTCGCCCATAGGTCTGAACTCGCGTAGATGTAATCCTTCGAAAGATCGAATGATTTTCCCAACTTACGGGATAGTGCCACGCAGAGATTCAGGGCGAAAGCCGATTTGCCCGAACCCGTATCCCCCTCGACCACGACAACGTTCTGCTGATCACGTCTGATACGCTTCGCTAACTCATCCACGAATATGTCGAAAGCATCGGAGTAAATCCCCTCGATACGTCCCTGGAATTTATAACGTGCGACCAGATGCATGTACTTGTTCGTGTGGGTGTTACGCACGCGCCTACCCTTGTACTGTTTTTCTGCCATATCACTCGTCCGGTGCATCATCGCTGAACGCACTTACACGGGTAGCACCTTCGGAGTAGAACTCGCCCGGTACTCCCGCACCTGCTTGCAGTGCCTGAATCAACTCGGCACGTCCCTTACCGTCCATAGAGACGGATAACCTCTCAATCGTGGCTATGCGCCTCGTCAGATAGATGGAGCCGTAGTTAGCGATACGGTTGAACGCATGGTCGATGGCTACCGCCAGTTTCGGGGTCGTGCGCGTAAGCAGCTCCAACCTCGGACCGTTGATGGTCATCAGCGCGCCATACGCTTTATCGAACGGAGTGACCCCTTCGACTTCATTAAGGTCCTCGATGTCACCTTCCTGGATGATCGGGTCATCCAAGAGGTCGGTAGCCGGGCGCGGGTCTGCCAACTTCACCACCTCTTCTTACCGCCTTTCGTGAGCGAAAGCGCGGAGATCATCATCATGAACAGTGTGGGTATGAAAATGAACATTTTGTCCATATTCACCAGAGTTTCGTCCAAAAGGGACGAGAACATCGCCATCGCGGATACGACCATCGAAAGGTACTCGACCCCTTCGGCACGCAGCACATAGCGCGCGAGAAAAATCGCCACCGCGGCGAGAAAAAGGATTATGACGATTTCGGCCATGTTTGGGGATTGCAGTTTTTTTATTTAAAGCGCGCACAACTTGTTCGCAAAAATCTCGAAAAAAAATTTTCGCACGCGCCCGTCGGTAGGTGTGGCTTACGCGAGGGGGGGTAGCGCGGTTTCGCCCAGAGGTCTAACCGAGGTCATGTTACCTCGAAATTCGGTGTTCGTAGTACCTTTTGTTGATTTTTGCCGAGGGGGATGCCGATTTGTGTTCCAGATTGTGTGAAAAATGGGTTTGGAACACGATACGACACAAGGCGATCGAGAACTGCCGGGAGAAGGGGGAGTATATAAAGGGAACAAGAACGGACAAGGGGATCGGGTCGGGGAAAAGGAGGATACCGGGGGATCAGGAGGAGATAGAGGGGAAAATGCATATCGAAGGATACTGGATGGTCGAAAAAGGCACATTTGACCCCCATACCACCTTGAATTTTATATAAAAGGATGGAGATTCTATTATATCCGTCTATAAAGACAGGAGTGGTACTATGAGCGTTGCAAAGAAGTACAAGCCGTTTACCGGCACATATATGGGTGAAAACAGGAGTGGCGGCAGCATCTCCAAGAGGTCCCCCAGGCCCGTTTCATCCAGACAACTCCGCGATGACAAGAGCAAGCTGCACCAGAGGACTGTTCGCAGATCCAATGGGTCTACCCACAAGCAGGGAGTCATGCACGGAACCAAGTACGGCTACCGCGCTGGACAGGCCAAGATCGGTAAAAAGACCGTTGAGTATTACAGCGACAGGAGGGGTAGACAGTGAGCAACCCCAAGGGCAACACCGGATACCGCGAGGTCAAATACGTCAAACCCGGAGAGACCATTGTTTACTACAATGACCGTGAACTCACGATCAAGACCCACGGTGAGTCCAACGAGGACTTCGCCAGTAAGGTCAAGGCACGCACCGGAAAGGTCCCCAAGGGATACAAGACCCGCGAACAGGCATACGCTGAAAGGCGCGCCGCCGCCAAGAAGAGGACCGAGAAGGCACTGGCTGAGAAGAAAAAGGCCGCTGAGGCGAAGAAGAAGGCCGCTGCCAAGACCCCCAAGGCCAAGACCACGACCGGAACGAAAGCCAGATCCAAGACCACGGCTCCCACTACCTCCGCACCGAGGACTTCCAGAAAGACTGGCAGCCGTGCTTCTGCGCCCAAGACCAACTTCGAGAAACTGCTTGCCAGCGGCAAGTATGTCATCGAGTGAAACCATAAGGGGGTTCTACCCCCTCACCCCTACGGGGTGATATTAATGATCGGATATATCGCCAGTGTTACTTTTTATGACGATAAAGGCAGAGAGAAGATTCTTAGATCTACAACCCCCAGGAAGAGAAAAACCGATGCCCAATACGGTGACGGATTCGTTATGCTGGATGCCATACTGGATGCCTATGACGGGGATATGAACGTCCATCTTCACCGTCAGGACCCCCGTTGCGTACAGCTTATCAAGGTCGATCTCGGTCCGTCCAAGGCATCTCTCCATGCGAAAAGCCGTAAGAATCCTAATCCCGCAAAATCCAGAAAAATCGAAGAATGGTGGTGAACGTCTCTATCGCCCGTTAAAACCCCTCAAAACCGCTTAACCCACCCATCCATACCTTTTGACCCCTTTTGACGGCTCCTACGGAGCCGTAGACGTTAGGAAAAGCATATATCCATAGACAAGGATGGAAAAAATAGGGAGATGCGGCTCTTAGCGGCTAACCCCTGTGCCGGACGGGAACCTTATCGCCATACAAGCAGGTATGGGATGTGTACCCACTATCGGTCCGGCACTCCCTCTATTATCTTATCGGTAAGTCCACGTTCTATATACCGATAATCGAATAGCGTGGTATGACGGGCGAATACGCAGGTCAGACGGCCGTCTTATACGCGAGGGTATCCACGGACGATAAAGGACAGGATACCGCAGCGCAGATAGCGGTCATGGAAGAATATTGCCGTAACGAGGGTATAACCATCGTAGGACGGTTCATAGACGAGAAATCCGGGAAGGACATCAACCGTCCACAATTCCTGGATATGATAGCAAGGTTGTCCAAGGGTTATTTCGCATCCAAGTATGTGGAATCCGACCCCGACCATCCAGCACCTTTCGACCCCGAAACATGTAAGGTCGATCTGCTCATAGCGTGGAACATCTCACGCATATCGAGGGATCAGCGCGACTACATGAACATCCAGCATCAGGTCGAACAGTTCGGATGCCGTATCAGGTTCGTCAATGAATCGACCAAGCCGGAGACGATGGAAGGTCAATTGATCGCTACCATCGGAGCATGGCAAGCCGAACAGGAAAGGAAGAAGATCAGCGAGAACACCAAGATGGCCCTCCGTCAGCGTAAGGCCGCCGGAAAGCACAATTCCCGCCCGATGAGGATCGTGTTCCAAGAGGACATTGATGCCGGACTCTACAAGGCCGAGGGATTGCTGCGGTTCGATGATAACGTCAAGCACAAGACGAAGATCACGACTATGCCCGAAGTGTTAGCATGGGCATCCGAAGGATTGAGTCTCCGTGCTATCGCCCTTACCAAGTTGTATGTCCCTCAATCGACCTTCTACGAGCTGCTGAAAGCAACGGGCAGATTGGAGGCCGTGAAGGCCGCATACGAGTGTTCGGCAAGGGTAGTAATCGGTAAGGGTAAGGAGGAGTAAGGTAATGTGTTCGGTTAGGGGTAATCGTGCCGTGTTCGATTGTGGGGTCCTTGACGATAACCCTTTCGGACTTCCCGATAACCCCTCCGTCACCATTCCCGTGTCGGTCGGGGTTGCCTCCCCCCTCCCCCCGGAGAAAAGCGATCTGCCGGGCATCCGCGCCCGTGCGTGCGTATGCGCGTGCGCGTGTGTAGGTTTTTGGGTGGAATATACATCCAACTAATTATAGGTGCTGAAAAATGTGCAAGTCGATAATCGCTGACAAGAGAACGGTTACGATCCTGTTCTTCTTCCTATTCGGATTCATCGTGTTATCCATAGCATCGGTGATAGACGAGGAGGATTCAAGATTGGCCGTAGGGTGCATAGCGATATGCTCAATCCTTCTTGGTATGCTGACAGGCGGCAGATGTCTGATGATGCCGAAAAACGGATACATAGACCGTTATCTGATCGCCCTTACCGTCCTTGATGTATATCTGGTCGTAATGATCGGATGCGCGGCGATTCTAAGTATACTCGCCCTGTTCGATATGATGGATGCGGTCGCGGGACTCGTATTCGTGGCCTTCGGCTACCCATTACCCTTGATAGGGTACGCTATACTTAGAGTGATCCACATTTGGAACGTAACGCACCTAACTGACTAACTGATTATAAGGTGAGAAAAATGACTGAAAACGAAAAAAGAGAAAAGAATCCAACTCAGTTGTTGTACTACGGATATTTGAGTGTTCTGTGCATGATATTCACCATCATCGCCATTTGCACCCATTACGGATGGATGGAACCGAGAGAGAGATACTCCCCGGAAGATGTGATCTATATCTCCGCATTGGCCTGTGGACTGTTTATCAATCTGATTTCCGACAGATTCATCAACGGATGCGACAACATCCATCCGTTGATCCGTCTGACCCTTAAAATATTCTATTGGATCCTGTTCGCGGTATTCCTTATTGCGATGCTTGACGTGATGAAAAGGGATGACGTTGATTGGGTAGAGATCGGACTCTATCTCCTTGCTGCAACCGTGATAATCGGGGTATGGGTATACATGCTCCAACGCAAGGATAAGAACGGAGAGAAATACGAGGACAGGATCGAGAGGGAAGCCAAAGAGAAAACCCTGAAACTCCGCATCAAGCGGTTCACCGAGAGAGAGGTCATGGAGTCCCGGTCGGAAATGGATCTGCCCAATCCGGGCAAGGCCGAGGTCAGTTGGGACGGTCATCGCACCTATGTGAACGTCAAGAGGTATTCTGCCGCGTTCATCTCCATGATGGTCTTACTGTCCATCGTTGCGACAATCGGGAAGCATCTCGATTCCGGGGACGGAGCGACCGTTGCGTTCTTCCTCGCTTTCATCGTGGGTGCTTTCATGCTCCGCACATACGTCTATTGGCCTGTGTCCAGCGCGGTCCTCCACGGTGCGATGCGCTATGAGGAGGGTGCGAAATACGGTCTGCTGATGATGGTCGGGTATTCGGTACTCTGTACCGTCCTTTCGTATATCGTCATCGAACCGATCAAGCCGGTATGGGATATTTGGGGATATGTGATGGCGATCTCCAATGTGTTCCTGTTCTTCCTGATGACCTATCTGCTCGTCACACTCAATAACAAGCACAACGGCCATGTGTTCGCCTTCTTCGACACGGACGGCTATGCAAAAGAGCTGTGCGATCCGAGGACGGAGAACGAGGACGGGAAAAAGGATTAAACCGTTTATGAGGGGGTAGAACCCCCTCAATATCTGAATTCTTTACCTATACTGCCGTTTCTGTAAATCGGGTATGAGGGGTATGAAAGACGGCCGCCTTTACCGGGGACGTACTTGACCCATACCCAATGGTCTCCGTAGTTTTCCACAATCCCGAATTTCTTATCCTCGGACTTGGAATCAACCAAACGGAACACATATACGTTTTCCCCTTCGGGAATACCCATACGCATCGCGGCCTTGCGTGCTGCATCAAGGGTAGAGAACTCACGGGGGTCCTCGATCCTCTTCTTGTTTTTATATCTGACAAGGTAGTATGATACCATGATAAAAATATCGGGGGTAGAGAATATATAAATTATGGAAAAAGGAAAAAAGTAAACCGTTTATGGGGGGAGGAATCCCCCCTCGAATCTCAATAAGAGAATGATTTACCCAATGATCCTTTCACATTCAGGTATTTGCTGACGATCTCACCGTTTCTATCGTAATAATAGGCAACGTAATTTCCCTTCTTGAAATAGACCTCGCAAACATCCTTAACCCCGTTACGGACAACCTTCTGAATCTCTACATAATCCCGATTGCTCTTCATGTTGTCCTTTAGGTACTTTATCGCTTTTGCACGCGCAACCACGATACTGCTGACTTCAATGAGGGTACTCTTTTTCAGATTGTTACCCCCATGACGGTCATCTTTCATGTAACATAGGTAGTATTTTACCATAATTGAAAATGTAGATAGATATATAAAAAAAGTAAACCCCCTTTCGGGGGTAAGAGGTTTCAGATCGTCTTACGGTTCTGGTAGAACAGTCCGGCAGCTCCCATTAGGATGGCGAGTATCACGAACACGGGGATGATGCCGATGATCGTTCCGGCTACTCCGAGGTCGTTACCTCCCGAAGAACCGCCGCCATTAGACGAATCCCCCTCTCCGGCTGCGAGTACCCTATAATCGTATGACATGGGTATTGCACAATTCAACGGAGACGTTCCAGGTGTCCAAATTGCAACTTCATTGTATTCGGGTCCCTGACGCTCATACTCCGAAGAAGGAGATTCAAACATGTATGCCTTTCCTGTATTATCAAGGATGAAATCATAATAGGGGTAGATAGCATCCTTTACCGCCAGATTTGTTATGGTTATTGGGTTGTTAGCAAGCGCGGTTTCCCACGATACGGGATTGGGGATAAGGAAATCTTCAGGAACACTGCTCCAATCGAAATCCTCATCCGATATGACCTCCGAATTAGGAATGAGCCAAAATCCGTTAGCATTTTCCGAGAACTGCGCGATATACTGTCCTGTAAACTGATTGTTCATGAATGTATCACGATAGTACATCACATTCCCCATATTCGCTTTCGAGAGATATGCAGTGTCGTAAGAACTGATATTGACCTCACCCAATACAATATCCTCTGTTATCTCAAGACCCTGATAACTCCAAGTCTCACTACCTACTTCTTTTTCACGTTCAATCTGCAAAAGGCATCCGGTTCCATAACCATTGTCGAAAACCATAGCGAAATCCGCTGCGGTAGTGGCTACACGTTCCATTCTGCCTTCACTCCATTGACCGTCCGTAGGATAGACCCAATACTGCGCCATCGTCCCGATCTTACCGAACCCGTTGAAACATAGGATAGTATCCTCGTATCCCGGTGCATCAGAATAATCGAATCCCCATAGACCATCGTCCTCCGACATTTTCTGTTTTATCCAATCCAGTGTCATGACACGATCCTCGTAGTGACCCTCGAACGTATAGGTCGGAGCAACCGCGAACGCAGTAGGGAAATAGTATCTGCCATCCTCCAACTGAACCGAGTAGGATATAGCCGTCAGGTCGATATTGGCCGTGGACGGGATAGGGGTGATAGTTTCAGTGGCTTGATCGAACTGATAGTCCGTGTATGATATGGATACATTCATGCTTTCAGGAATCTGACCCATATATACGAACGGTAACATTCCGGGGTTATACTGACTCTGGACTTGTCCGGATATTCCGATGTAATCACCGACACCAGCGAAACCTCCGAGTTTTTCAAGATTCTGATCGTATGTGATACCACTAAGGTTGTGGTAATTACCCGTGGGAGCATCATACCATAGATACAATGCCTTGAATGTTTTTGTGGTATAATTCGACATTCCTGAAACCTTGTAGGTTATCGTGATATTACCATCGGACGAAAGACTCCAAGAGGACGCATCTCCGAATCCTTCCACCTGTCCGGGGAATGAGATATACCATATAGGATTACCATTACTGCTTGAATCAAGGTATCTGTTCCAATAGGTAAGGGTACATTCGGTCATGGAAATATCATCTACAAATGCGATCTTGTTCCTCCCGGATACGATATTGGAATATCCTTCGATGTAATCTCCGGATGTGGGGAAATATGCCTCCATATCCGTATTTGTCATAGCCGTCCAACCTATCTCATCTGTCATGAATACGGAGGGGGAAACATAGTTGGGATTGGCAACCTGAATCCCTGTTACTCCTCCTCCTCCGCTACCCCCGTTCCCTTCGGTCAGGGAGTTGCATATCGGTACAAGGACAACCGCTGCCACGATAACGGCAACGATTATCCCTATCATTTTCGTAATAAGAACATTCTGTTCCATGAATAAGTATGGGAGGGAGGGAATAAAAAGGATTGCGGAAATGGGGATTGTTGGGATATGCTTTTAATCCCTCACACAGATTGTAATATGTCAGACTGCTGACAAGAGGTATCTCTATGATCAAGAAAACAACCGCTATCGTGGCCGTTGTCCTGTTCGTGATTCTGTTCACTGCCGGATCGGTCACTGCCGCATATCTCATCAAGTCGCAGACGGATGTCACGGACAACACTCTCGACAACGAGTACATCGTCATCTCTGCGACCGACACGTCCGACTTCCTGGGCAGCGCGAAATTCGACACCGTTGTCAATGGACCCGCCGGGAACACGCAGACCATCACATACAAACTGAACACGGACAATACCGTGGACGGAAAGGCATGTGCGAAGATCTCCAACACGGATGCCATATCCTTCACCGTCACCCCCACGGGCGATGTCGGGTCCTCTTTCGACCTGTTCGTCACCTGCACCCTGTTCACCCCCGTTACCGGACTGGACTACATCATGACCGTCGGCAGCGAAGTTGCCACATACCAGGCACACAACGACCGCGGCCAGTCGGGATGGCTCTTCACGAGTCTTGCCCTCTCCACGGAATACGATGTTGAACTCTACGTTGCGTATACCAACGCACAGGCGCAGTCCATCGACACCAACCCCGGTGCTACCCTCGGATTCACCAACTACCAGGATGCACAGAACCCCGGCAGTATCTTCACATTCGTTGCGGAGATCCCCGAACCTTAAACCCTTTAGGGGTCCTCGGACCCCATCTATTCTATCTCGGAGGACGAAGGAATGAGAAAAGGAATCGTCGCATGTGTTCTTCTGACCGCCTTGCTGCTCGTTCCCGTCACAATCGTCTCCGCACTTCCTATTACGTCCGTCACCACGATAGACGGCAACACGATCTCCGTGACGTACATATCCTCGAACATCCCCATAACGATTGACCCTTCTACCCCCGATTATAACACGGAGGGCGGTTCCACAACCTATAAAGGGGTCGAATACGACATGATAACCATATCCAGTAAGGACAATGCCAACGGAGGTATCGCAGACTCCGACGGGAATGTGAATGTCGCATTGAGCATCCCGGAGAACACCCCGTTCGTGATAAGGATATACAACGGGGAGGACTACCGTATAGTGACCTATGTGGATATTGACAATGTGATCATCAACGGTCAGTCCAGTTCCCATTCCTATGGTGCGAACACGCAGCTAAGCGGATTCAACAGGTATCTCTGCCACTACATCGACGGCACGGAACAGTGGAACAGATCCAACTTCAAGGATGTCGTGGATCATGACGGCTGGTATTATTCCGCTGACGGAGTTGTGGACATATCCATTACTGCACACTACGATGACGGCAGCGGAAGGACCGCGCAAAACGTGTTCTTGTATGTGATCCTCAAGAACGATTGATAGTATGTATTATCCCCTTTCCCCCCATCATAGATGGGGGGTTGTTTATCAGATTAATACTTGCCTTTCGCTTTAGAACGCTTTAAAAAAGACTGAACGTGCTTTTTGAAAGGTTTGTAGTAACTGTCCTTATTGGACATACTTCTGGTTGCAGAAACCCTATGGCTGTTCAACACTTCGGTAATGTAATACCCATAATCTGCCAGACTTACGGTTGCGCTTGTGATACGCATCATTCCATCTTCTTCGTCAAAATAATTGTCCGTATCCACGAATGTGATGCGCCAAGTGTCCGGACTGGATTTCACAAGTTCCCTCTTGAGGACGTATATCATATCTCCGTTGTGGGGATAGTCGTAGAAATAGAATGTCGAAGGTTTGAATCTGCGAATCGACGATGGCGGCATAGTTCATAAATTAGAATGGCTATATAAAAAGAAAAGTGTTGATGCCGGGCGAAATGACCGACTTCGGGACCCGGCATCGTGGCTACAAGGAACCCTCGTCGCGCGGCCGTCTGATGTTCGGACTGCGTTAGGAGGAGACGGACCGCGGCTATCCTCCGTATTATGAATCCGTGTCGGGGTATATAAAAGTGTGATAAGCGGATGGGAGAGGTGCATAGGAAAAGTGACACGATCGCTACTATCGGATTGCCGTCCCTGACCCATCCTTCAAGGACGGCATAGATAGAATCGGACATTGGGTATTTAAGGAAATCCCATCAATTCCCAATCAGTGATACATTCCACCGAATGTCCTCAATTTGAACGTGTTGCCGTTCTCGGAAACGACCGTCTCGCCCGATGCTCCGAAAAGCAAGACCATACCACCATAACATACCAGATCGTACCCGGTACTCTTTTTCCCATTGAGATAGATGACGGCCACTTTCCTCGGACTTGATGTGCCTGACGAGATCTTATTGTCGATAAGATACTTCCGGGCAGCGGCACGGCACTCTTGAAGAGACTTATACTTCTTGGACATCTTACCGATGGGGGTGTATTCCGATGTGTAATCGTAGTATCCACGACTGTTCTTAACAGAATGTAGAACCCACTGTTCCAGTCTGAACTGATATTCTGCCATATTTGGACACCTTTCCGAAATCAAGACTCTCTTACGATCTTGAACTCGTAATGTTCATACTCACCGTACCAGCGCAGCTCCTCGATGGTTTTCTCTGCCTGTTCGTACTTGTTGTAAGGCCATACCATCGCATACTTCTTGGCCGCGAATGACTCTCCGGAGAAGTATTTGAACGCGCCCTTGCTTCCGGCTCTCCTGCCGGCGATGATCCAACCGGGCTGCTTGGGGGTAAGTCCGGCGGGTTTCCTCGGCACTTCGTAATCATCATCCTTGAACGATGTCGTTCTCTTGGTCTTGTGGTCTATCCACGTTGCGTATCCGCTTCTCTCTCCGATACGTCCGAGTTTCTTGTCCTTATCGTAGATATAGACTTTTCTTCCACGGTTCCGGGCATACTGAGTGATTGCCTTGTTGATCGCATCGGAGAAATCATCAGTAGAGAAGATGCGAGGATTTGACTCACCCTTTCCTGCCATCCTGACTGTGTATCTGCCACCCTCGAAAATCTCTCCAGACCTTCTGTCAATCTGATATATGCTTCCGGTCTTGAGTTTGACTTTCCAACCGTCCTTCTGCGTGTAATACATGACCCCATAGCCGTCAATGAACTGACCGCCCTCTCCCTGATAGGTATATCTCTTGGTCTTGTCTCCGTAACGCATAACGTATCTGCGGAGGTTGTCGGCATCCTTGAATACCTTTTCCTCGCCGCCGATCTTGACTGTGAATCTTCCCATATCTCTCACTCCATCTTCTTGACCGATCCGTCCTTGTTGATACGGTAGGTATTGCCGGAATTGTAGTCGCGGTAGATGAACGTGTATCCGTCGTACTCCCTCTCCACGATACCGGCGGTGCCGCCCTGGACGATGGGCCTCCCATCGCGGCCGTATGTCCTCTTGCCGACCTCTCCCTGAATCCCGACCAACTGGCAGGAGTTGTGCTTGATGAAGAGGACCGCCTTCTTCCTCGCCTCGGTGATGGTCTTGTACTGTGTCGCATATCCGGGTGTCTTGGCATCCCTGACGGGTTTGTAACCGCCACTCCATCCCTTGTACTCCAGATAATAAGGTCCGTGGACTTTCGATGTTTTGGACATAATAAATAATCCGAATCATCATATAAAAAAAGAAGGGGTTTAAAACGATCATTTCAGTTTCGAAACATCACGGTACGTCTTGCCGTCGTTATGAAGAAATCTGTTCGTATAGATGTCGGTAACGAGCATCCCTGATGTATTCCATCTCTTCAACGTGATATGTCTGGACTTCGGATACGGATATTTGCAGCACAGCTCATCATACTTGGCGATAGCGGAATCCCGATCGGAGTAGAAGTAATGATATGCCTTGACATTATCCCCTTCGTGCCTTACCTCTGCCTGCACGGTACGGCAGACCTCGTAGAGTACCCTTTTCCCGATCATCAAACGCGCTTCACTGTTGGGTATCTTCATTCTTTTCCCCCTTCAAGAACTCACGGAGAGTCGGCAATACCCTCTTCTCGTATGCGGCCGAATACCATTCCTTTATGGCATCCCCGACCTCATCCTCCTCGAAGATCGTTTCCTCCCCGGTATGGATGTCCCATATCTCGATACATCTGGAACCGTCCCTTGTGAATAGGAACGAGATCCACCCGCCAAGGGTCACGCTAAGATATTCATCATCGAAATCATCATCGCCCGTGACCTCAACGTAGGCATCCAGGGACGGAATCTCCAAATACCCCGGCTTAACGATCTTCTCCAAAACGTCCTCACATCCAGCCATCTTGTTTCGCCTTTCAGTGTCTCGGATATTCGAGTTTGAACCACGATCTCCATCTGGTCTTGCCCAACTCACCCGATTTGGACATGAGACATTCCGTTCCGGAAGCGGTACGATATACGAATTTGGATGAACCCACAGGAATGTCCTCATCCTCTCCCTCGTAAGATCCAATGACCTCACGGACGAAAGCATAGATGGAATATCTGTTGCTTTTCTTGATGTAGATCGGAACACTCTCTCCGTCATAGTATTCGTGGGATAGGAGACGGGCCGCTGCAACCCTCGCCTCCGAAAGCGTAGAGTAGGATGTGTATTCGCTTTTGCTCTCCCTGTTCCACCATTTAGCATTACGGACGTAATATGCCATATCATCACCTCGATAGTTTACCATTTTTTGCGATATTCTTCAATAAGTGTGATCTCCCCTGTTCTTCCATTGACCTTGTAATACTTATTGACAATGGGACTGTAACCCTTTTTTCCATCGAGGATCTCTTCCTTTTTTTCAGAGATATAACACGCTTTCGACCTGTTATAATAGATTTCCTCTTTCGCAAATGCTCCTTCCGTGAAAACTTTTTGTCCGAATTTTTGAAGATCGCTTTTGCGTGCGGGGTAGATTGCAACCTTACTGTATTCTTTAGCATATCTGCATGCTAAAATCCTTGCGGTCTTGATGGTCTTTATATCGTCTCTAAGTACGATGAACTTCCTATCCCCCATTGAATATGTCTCGATGCTATACACCATATCTTCACCTTAATAGAACCTCACGATGCCGTCCTTCTTCCAGTCCTTGTATCCTCTTCCCGTCCTTGTTCCGGGTAGGATGTATCTGCGGGAACCATCCACATACACCTGGACGGAGTAGAACACATATTCCTCGCCACGATAGGTCTTGGTTATGAACTCATCGGAGTAGTTGTAGACCTTACGATCCCTCGTTATCTGCGGACCGTCCTGACCTCCCCAACTGAATCCGCTGCCCGTCTTGAGGTACTGACCGTAGGTCATCTTCTTCCCCGTGCCGAACCTCGAACCGAGTTTCCAGACATAACCGGGCGCATTGTGGGGGAGCAGATCGGAGCCGCGTTTCGCCATATCTTTCGCCTCAAATGTACTTCCACTCGCGGCTGTAATCCATCAAACGTCCGGATGTAGGGGATACCCTATAATTCCTGTTCTTTTCCCACTGAAGCAGATAGAACCCCTTACGGCCTATCCCATCATCAACATAACGCACATCCTCAATACATTTCGGCATATATCTGCCGCCGGAGATGTGATATTTGTCCTCTGCGAAAATACCGATCCTCGTGTGAGAATTAAGATGCTTTTTCGCCAGTCTGCACGCTTCTATACGCGCCTCAGTCAAGGTCATCTTCTTCAATTTAGAGGGATCGTTACAACTCAATCCCTTGACAACCGCATATTTGGTCTCTGCCATATTAATCACCAAACCTTGTAGGTTCTATGCAGATTAATCGTTCCCGACCATATATAAGATGAACGGTATCAGCGTTTCCCGAATCCGCCTCTGCCGAACTTCCCGGCGATGTCCGATCCCCCTCCGAACCCGGAGTCATCCCCGAACCCGTCACCGCCTGATTTACGTCCGAGGACCAGCATCATGAACGCTACGAGGAACATAGTGGGAACGAGGAGCAGCAGCGGTTTGTAATCGTGGTATTCCCCGTATTCCCCTACTTCGTATTCTATCGTCTGTGTGGCGGTCTGATAGGGGTTATGGGATGTCGCGGTCACTATAAGGGTGAATGTTCCCTCTTCGGTGAATGTGATCGTTATCCCGTCCGTCTCCGGGTCGATAGTGTACTGCGAATGTTCGAGCAGCGTACCCGAATAGGTGAAGTCGGCATCGAGGTTGGTACGGGGTTGGTAACTGACCGTACTGCCCTGGTTGATGTCCGGCTCATGGGTGACATCCAGCAGGAACGGGATCAGGAGCATACCCACTATGACCATACCGATAAATGCCAGTATGATGGGGTTGATGCTCTTCTGCATGTCCATAGACTCATATCCCAATTGCGGTATAAAAACGTCTTACACGACCTTGCCCGTTGCGGGGTCGAGTTGATAGACTTCCCACTCCTTCTGACCGTCGTGATGGGGGAACCAGTTGTAGGCCGTGTTGTGCGATACCCACCCCATATAACGTCCGTTGCGGAACAGATGCACGCGCACCAGCGATTCCGCGCGGAGCAGGGAGCATGCCCTCTTCCTCGCCTTGTCCAGATCGTCGAAGGTTGCCGTGCCGTCTATCTGTTCCGCAGCTTTATCCGAATATGACAGGATATATCTCATAATGTGAAAAACAGGGTTGTCGGATATTAGATTATCCCATGAACCCCCATAGGGGGTAAGAGGTTTCAAAGCTTCCGGGGATCGCGGAAATACTGGACGGCATACATTAGGATGCCCAGGACCACGAAGATTGGTACGACCGCGAGGATCGTTCCGGCTACTCCGAGGTTTCCGTTGCCGGAGGAACCGCCTCCCGAACCGTTGTCTGCGGATAAGGGCAGAATGACATACTGCGCGGAGATGTGTCCGTATTCGGCCATGGGATTGTTGCCCGTCTGCCTGTATCCTCCCTCCCATCCTATGTCCTTGAGCATACCGTCCTCGATGGTCAAGGCATAGGTGTCCTGGAGACGTGAGGAAGTCTCATACATACTCGTACTGAAATTCATATTGAATATCTGAACGAATCTCAAAACCGAATCTTGTCCGGTAATAGGGCCGTTGAAATCGGTCAGAATATCGGAACCCACATAAACTCCCTCGGACAGATTGTTTTGGGTGAATACTCCGTAATCCCCCGTGTCACTGATAATATAGCACGGGCCATCTATGGGATAATCCCGCGAGTCGTTAGGCGATGTTACAGTGACCTGCGTAGGGGTAATGGATATTGAGGTGGGTATGTCGGAAGAAACATTTTCAAACTCCCCTTGTGGCACTGCATAAGGTAGCCAAATCGTGACTATCCTATCACTCAACGAACTTGTCTCATTATTGATAGGTGGATTGAATAAGATAGGAACAGAATTAACCGAATACATCCAATTATCTATCTCGGTCCACTCATCATTGGTCGTTGCACTCGCCATCCTGGTGAAATACTCATTAAGATTAGCGCGGTTATCGACTGTGATTGAATGTCCGTCATAGGATAATGTAAGAGTATCAACTGAAGTCACAGTATTAGTTTCACCCCAAACAGCGGCCTCGCGTGTTTCCGTGGTATAGGACACTGCGATATTCAGATTAGGTGCAGTCTCATAATATGTCGCATGTGCGGTCACATTATCTGAATTATCGCCCGATGCAAGCGTGTATTCTACGGTCTTAGGTATAATCGCATAAACATCGGAATAATCGAGATACGCGTGACGATCAGAGGAAGTTCCGACATACTGGACCGTGAAGCTATCCACTCTTGACAAATCGTTGATTGTAGATCTGTTCACGACTATTGTAGGATCGTTCCCATACTGGCTGTATCCGGATCCACCATTGTATGAAATCTCGGTATGAGTCTCCACACCATCAATCCACCATACATAATACTTGTATATGCCGTAAATCTCACTTTCATCCCAGGAATAATCATACGTTGCATTGAACAGCCACGCATCGCTTTCGTTCCCGACCACAGGATTCTTGGCTGAAACATAATCTCCTTCAGAAGCCAGTAGGCGAATGGTATCGTAACTTATCGTTGTACCTGGAGGGAAGAATGGCAACAATCCCAAAAGTGTGTTTACCGATGTAACCCCTGCAAGCATCTCGTTAGTGAGTGGCATACCCATCGAAATCGCCATCGGATTCCCGCCGGATGTCCCAGTTGCAAGGAAACATATGTCGAATGTATATGCAGGACCAGGCAGTTCATAATGCCCGTTGAGATACATCAAAATTCCGCTAAAATTCCCAGGAATTTGCTCGATGTATAAGAGAGGCAGAATAATCTGACATTCGTTGGGGTCTCCTACTGCTGATGTCCAGGTTGCAGGATATGTGGGGGTGTTGATCACATCTCCCCCTACATTGATGCTCATTCCGACATCGCTGCCACTGGACAAGGACATACTGATCGCCATAGCATCTGCCGTTGCCTTATCATAATCCTGGTAGTAGTAGTCCCCCTCGTTGGTGTAGGTCAGCGGACCGGCTGCGGACCCTACTGCACTTCCACCTCCGCTGCCTCCCCCGTTCCCGCCATCATTAACACTGTTGATGACCGGGAAGAGTACGGTGCATGTCACGACCAACGCGATGACCACGGTGATCGCCATACTCGTTATGCTCTTTTCTTCTGCCATATTCTCGGCCTCGTAAGGTTATAAATACCCTATGGAACGGAAATTATGGTGATAGAATATAAATCCCCCGTAGGGGGGTAAGAGGTTTACGATTCGGTCTGTTCTTCCGTTCTTGGCGAATATACCACTCCGGTCGTTGTACCATCTTCGGTCTGTGTCTCGGCTCCGAAACCGTATTGGTTATCGCCCTTTACCTCGTCATTGATCGCGGAAACCGTTACCCCTGCGAATGTTCCGACAGAATAGTGGTCGGTGATGTCATACCGATAGGATTGGTAATTGGCATACGGGCCTTTCGCATCCGGATAATAGAGGAACGTGTACGGAACATCCTTCACGGAACCGTCGTGGATGGACACTTGGAGGGGTGAAAACACTTCCACACCATATCCATCGACAGACTCGATCAGTTTTCCGTACTGGATGGTCAATTGGTAATTGTCGGAGCCGATGATGATCTGATTGTCGGACAAGGATAATTCGCCCGTCCAATCACCCGATACCGATATAGTATCTCCGTTGATCGTGAAGAGATACGATTTTGCAACATAGGCAGTAATATCGACCAATATCACTTCGTCCTCTTCTTCCTCCGTCTCGGCTTCTATGATCTCCTCCCTGAAAACCTGTTCCTGGTATCCGAGACGTAATTCACCTATCGCATCTTCATTCACATTGGTATACGGTTCGGTGGTAAGTCCGTAGAAGATCGGTATGGCTATGACCGCGAACACGACCACGCACACCGCGATACCGGCTATGTTATTGGACAGTTCCTCTTGGCTCATATCTTATTCCCCCTGATGTAATATGCAACCCCGATCAGTATTGCCAATGCCATTATAATCGGGATCACCCGCATGATACTGTATTCCATCCCTTCTTTATCTACCACGATGGTCTCGGTAGTGTGTTGGAGCATAGCCGTATCCTCGAAAGCTGTGCGGATCGTAGCTGTCGAGGGGATGTCTCCGTTTCCAGGTACGACATTGGTCAGATCCGAACCAGTCAGATTCAGGATTTGGGATACTGTTGATCCTCTGAACGCACCCGTGCCGATAGTGGGGTCGGATAATGCCACGATATTATCCAGTCTGGATTGTGCTGCATACGCTGTATCGAATGAGTAAGTTCCGATGGATGTGAGTCCCCTACCCAACACCAATGTATCCACTCTTGAATTATTATTGAAATAAAATGCGTGGCTTGCTATCGTCTGTATATTATCCGGGATCACCAGTGTTCCTGCGAATTTATTTCCGTAAAATGCCTGTCCGGGAATGGACGTTAATCCGCTGCCTATATCCAATGATGTGAATGAACAACCGTTGAACGCATTGTATCCGATCACAGTCACGCTATCCGGGATTATCAGATCGCCTGTCATACCGGTGCATGATGCAAAAGTACTGCGGCCTATCATCTCAAGCGAGCTGCCGAGGACAAGGGATGTGAATCCGGAACAACCTGCGAATACCCCATCATTATTCGATGAATTGTTATTACCCAAGGTTATCATGCTATCCGGAATGACAAGAGGTCCCGTGAATCCCTTGCAATTCTCAAAAGCACCGTATTTCAATTCAGTCATTCCTTCGGGAAGTATCAATTCCCCTGTGAATTTATAACCGCTGAACGCTTGTCTCTCTATTGATTTCAGACCGTTTCCCAGGGTCAGAGTACCCGTACAATTCCTGCAACTGTCAAAAGTACCTATGGGAATACCTACGATGGAATCTCCGATTACAAGGTCGTTCTGGAACGCACAGCCGTTGAACATATAGTCATAAACAGCTGACAACCCGTCTCCGATGATGAGCGAACCGTCGAATCCGCAATTATAGAAGGGAGTGGTTGTATCCGGATGATAATATGATCCATACGCGATCTCTACAACACTGTCGGGAATCACCAGGTCCCCTCTGAATCCCGTACATCCACTGAACGTTCCGGGTCCGATGAGTTCCACATTCTTACCGATGGTAAGGAATGTGAATCCCGTACATCCCATGAACGCACGACCTCCTGTAAAGGTAGTACCTGATGTATTTTTGGGTCCGAGATACTGGACGGTATCGGGTATCACCAATGCACCCGTGAATCCGGTGCAATCCCTAAATGTATCATATCCCGTGATCTGTGTCAATCCCGAACCGAGGGATAATGTCGTGAATCCGCTGCATCCCTTGAATGAACGTCCCATGATCTTAGTCACACTATCCGGGATGACCAATGCGCCTGTGAACGGTACATTCTCAAAAGCACCTGTATTTCCATCGTATGATCCTATCTGTGTCACGTTATTCCCGATGGTAAGCGTACCTGTGAATCCGCATCCATAGAACGTGCCTTGGGGAATGACGGTTATCCCGTTCCCGATAGTCAGCGAACCCGTGAATCCCGCATACCAGAAAATCGGCTCTTGATTATAACCCTGACTGTTGGGATTCCCGAACACAGTCACACTATCAGGGATTACCAGATCGCCTATGAACGATCCGTGATTATAACTGTAAAATGCTCCGTATCCTATCTCCGATACATTATTCCCGATAGTAAGAGTACCATCGAAGGCACATTCATAAAATGCACACTTTCCGATATATTCCACACTATCCGGGATGATCAGACTTCCTGCCATAGCGGTACAATTCCAGAAACAGGTATCCCCGATGATTTCCACTCCGTCTCCAAGGTTCAGTCCGGTGAATCCGGAACAATTGTAGAAACAACCATTCGCATACGACTTCGGACCCAACGTGGTCACGGAATCAGGTATTGCCAACACTCCCGTCATCCCGGTACACTCCGAAAATGCACGGGTCCAAATCAGATCGAGACCTTCCTGTAATGTAAGGGATGTGAATCCGGTATTGTTGCCGAACGCATAATCAAGAATCTTAACCACGTTCCCGGGAATATTCAGATTACCCGTGAATTTACAACCATAGAAACAATACGGATTGATGTCCGTGACCCCCGTACCTATCGTCAATGTTCCGGTAAGTCCCGTGCATCCCTGGAATGTCCTATCTCCGAGTAAAGTCACGCTATCCGGTATCACCAATGCACCCGTGAATCCGGTACATCCTCTAAATGCTCCGGATGAATTTGATGTGGATGAACTATGGACTCCGATCGTTGTCACGGTGGACGGGATTACAAGAGATCCCGTGAATCCGGTGCATTGAGCAAATGCCTGATCCCTGATGGTTTTCAGACCGTTGGGTAATACGAGAGACCCTGTGAATTTATACTGATAGAATACGCTGTTTCCGATTGATTGAACCCCGCTTCCGATGGTAAGCGTACCTGTCGCAGTCTTACAACATGCAAATGCACCAGATGGGATGTCCGTAATCGAATCTCCGATAACCAGATTATCGTTGAACACGCATCCGTCGAACATGTATTGTCCAACCGCTGTAAGTCCATCGCCTATAATCAACGATCCTCCGAAACCGCAATTGTAAAAAGGACTGCTCGTAGAAGAAGAAGAACTGAATGGGTAGTATATGGTTGTCACACTGTCAGGGATGATCAGATCACCCGTCATGGATGTGCATCCGCTGAACGTACTTGACTTGATTTCGGTAAGACTGTTACTCAATGTCAATGAAGTGAAACCGCTGCAATTCCTGAAAGCCACTGATCCGATGTATGTTACATTGTTGGGTATCACTAATGCTCCAGTAAGGCCGCTGCATCCATCGAACGCACTGTTACCTATCTTGGTAAGCGTATTCGGTAGCGTAAGATTACCCGTCAATCCCGTACAACCTTTAAATACACCATAATCCGAATAATCCTGAATCTCGGTCAAGGAATTTCCTAAGATCAATTCGGTGAATCCGCTGCAATTCATGAAACATGCTGCTGGAATTTTAGTGATTCCATTACCGATTTTCAATACTCCGTCGAATCCTCTGCAATTCTGGAATATACCCTGGTTGGTACTCGAATAATATCCTCCGAATGTCGTAACACTGTCGGGAATCGTGAGACTGCCCTTGAATCCGGTACAATTGTAAAATGCGCTATCATATATCGTAGTCACGTTGGATCCTATCGACAAGGATGTGAATCCGGAACAACCCTGAAATGCCCTCATTCCGATATAAGTTACACTATCCGGTATCACCAATGCACCCGTGAATCCCGTACAATTACGGAACATATCATGTCCGATGTCCCCCGACATACCGTTCTCGATAACTAATTCCGTGAAACCGGCACAATTGTAAAATGCTGCGTAATTACCTGTTGAATAAATAATTGTGGTAATACTTCTTGGCAGTGTCAGAGTTCCTGTAAAACCACCATTACTAAAACAACTAAGCCCAAGCGTAGTTACTGTGTTACCGAGACTTAACGTACCCGTGAAATTGGAAAGATTCTGACATGCGAACTTATTGATTTTCAAAATCCCATCGGGGATTATGAGATCGGTTGCGACCAATGTCGGTTCAAAAACATTGTTGTTACCGTAGTCTGCATTTTTACCGACCTGGGTTACGGTATATCCTCCGATTGTAGTGGGGATGGTTATCGCACCCCCGCCTGTTCCGGAGTATGATACGATCTTGGCGGTAGTAAGACCGTTTTCCGTAACGAGATCATAACCCCAATCCCCATCCCTATAATTGGGGTTGGCGGTAGCTGCATCCGCATCATCCGATTCAAATGCTACGATACATCCAAATAGGGCGGCCATACCTAAAATCAGGATACCGACCCATTTTATGCTCATGCCTTGCTCATTCAACGAACAAGCCGTGTTCAATGCCATGTTGAACTTATCTGCAACATTTATTATAGATATATTGAGGAAGGGGGATTTTTAAGAGGTTTTACGCGACTTCTATATCCATCGTGACGGTCTTTATCGCCACTATCTTGGTGATCGTGCCGTCCTCGGTGTCACATTCGTAGTAGTAGAGAGGACCGCCCTGAAGGTCAAGGCGGTAGAGGGTCTATCCCTCCGTCTGCGACACGATCTCCGGTTCAACGGGGTTAGGTTCGTCTTGAGGGTTGTCGTAGGTTTCTGCGTGCGCTATCGCTATGCCAGCCATCCCCGCGAGGAAGAGGGCGACGGCCAATATCGCTACGGGATCCACTTTCATTCCGTCACCTGACGGTTCCCGAAGAGGGCAAGGACGTGAAAGCGAGGACCTGGACGATGACGATGTTGAGGGTAGTGTCAGCGGTCTGTGTCGTACTCCCTACCACGGACGTGCAGCGAATGGTTACGGTGTAGCTGCCGACGGCTCCCGGAGTACCCCCCAATGTGCCGTCCGATGCCACTGTGACTCCGCTGTTGTTCGTTCCCACGACCGCCCAGGTGTAGGTTCCAACCCCGACATCATTGTGGTTGAGGGTGACTGCCTCGGCAGGGGTGTTGGGAACCGTTTTCCCCGTAACGAGGTAGAGCGTGCTGGAGACGGATGCCGTGAGGATACCCGTCACGGTCACGTCCACGGTAGCCGTTGCCGTGTTGGTCGCGCCGCTGGTGTATGTGTAGGGGGATGCAGCGGTGAATGTGATCGTTCCCGCAGAGGGGTTATTCCATCCCAATACCCCCGTTGCCGCGTTCACGGTGAATCCCGTGGCAGTACCCCCGGTGATGGAGTAGATGTTCCTGGTTCCGTCCTCGAAGTTGCTGCCGAGGACGTTGCTGGTATCCGTGCCGAACTGGACGGTGTAAGTGGCGGGTGCGGTCAGGGTGATCTGCGGGTCCACGGTGAACGTGACCGTCTGCGTGACGTTCTGATTGGGGTCGGAGGTCGAGGCGGTTATGGTGAGGTCGTAGGTCTGCCCAACGGAAGTGTTCGTGGGCGCGGTCCCACTGACCGTTCCCGATGTCAGGGAGACCCAGGAGGTAGCCGTGCCGGAGATGGACAGGACAGAGGTCATATTGGTCGAGGGGGTGTACGTCCACGTCTCCCCTCCGATCATACGGACATCCGCGTGAGTATAGTCGGTAACGTAGATTGTGTGAGTTTCTTCCTCAATATCATGTCCATCCGTAACATAAGTCTCCACGGTAATCGTTCCAGCGTGCGAGATTGTTCCCGATAGACTTGTAGTGTTGCTGTCCACAGTCAAGCCGAAACCAGATGTGACTGAAGTCACACCGTATTCAAGACCGTTCACAGTCTCGTGGGTGAGGTTGACCGTGATTCCCACGTTAGCATAGTAGTCCTGTGTCATTTGGAAGATCTTGACTGGTAGGGAGATTGTATCGAGATAGGGGTTGTTCTGCGAACTTCCCGTGTCTACCACGGTGAAAACAGATGAATATTCTTCTTCTTCAACCACTCCCTCTGTCTCATTGTGCGCCACCCACTCGATAGAAAGGGTGGACAGGTTGGTCGATAACGTTCCAGAGATTCCCTGGGCAGTATGAAGAAGGCCATCTGAAGTCGAACCGATTGCCGTAGCCGTGCCGTTAATCCCTTTGATGAGAAATTCCCAAGGTCCGTTATATGTGTTGGTGATATTGAAATAAGTACCGTTAGCGACCTTTTGAGTCATTGTCAGTACAGGCGGGACGGAAGTATAGAACAACGTCTCCACGTCCCCCACGACTGACGAAACAGGCATTTCGGACGTGACTGCCTCCGACTCGTCATTACCGATGAAAACAACTCCGACCCCCATAGTCAGCATGAGCGTGACTGCGAGGACGGATACGATCTTCTTGTTGAGCATGGCTATCACTTTATGAAGTAATCACGATAGCGCATATAAAAAGGACGGGTAGATTCCCCCCGTAGGGGGGATAAGGGGTTTCAGAGATGTGAAAGGAGTCCGGACCCGAACTCGACCGCTGCATCGCCCAGGATCTCCCCGTATTTGCGTTTCTTCTTGGGCGCGGTCTTGGTCTTGGAGGATGTCTTGGATGCAGTCTTGGCTTTAAGTTTGGCTGCGGTATTGACGGGATTGACGAAAATCTTGGTCTTGGACACGGAACCGTCCTTGAGGACACGCTGACGGACAGGTCCCGAACGACCCGACTTCTCGGAGTAGACGATGCCCTTGATCTTCTTGATGACCTCGCCCGACCCGTCGATCTCGATGGGATGGTTGGTGACAACGTTCTCATACGCACATTCGCGCGCATCCTTTAGGGTCCTGAATCCTCCGGGCAGTCCGGGACGTTTATTGTTGTCCTCGAACTTGCTCCAATAGAGCCAATATTCTGCCATACTTTCGTATCGCGGTTGTCCATATAAAAGGATTAAGAGGTTTATCACAGGAAATCGAACAACCCCGAACCGCTGCCGAGGAACGATGTAGCTGCCTGAATGAGTCCTATCAGTCCGATGATTATGAACACGAAGGGGTGATCCATAGCGATGATGAGCAGGACGGAGTAGAGGACCATCGAGAACAGGACGGATACCACGAATCCCTCCCAACCGTCGATGTCGTATTCATTGGCGAGGTTGAATGTGAAGATATTGACGATGGTGTCCCACATCGTATTGATGTTGAACTCGTAGGTGTCCCCGGAGAGGGATGCCGCGACCGCATCGCTGTATACCATGACGTTCCAGTATCCGCTGTTGTAACAATCCGCTACGCTCAACCACGCGAGGCGCGAGGGATCCATTCTGATAAGGAGATGCATGGGAACCCCGTTGAAGGTCATGTCGAACACTGCGGTGCTGTTCGCGGAGTTGAACACTCTTATGATGTCATCCGACGTGATATAACTGACCCCTGAATCGCTGCCCGATATAGTGAGCTGCCCGGCTATGCCGCTTAACGTGGAATACTGATACCATATCAGGGAAAGGGATGTCGTATCCCTATCCACCTTGGTGATCGTACCTGACACGTCGATATTGTAGTTGCTCAACGGCTGATAGGTGTATCTGTATCCCGAATAATCGTAGTAGTATCCCTGGGCGGTCTCCGTTTTCGTGGTAGTGGTGAAGAATCTGTCCGACTTGTGGGCATTATCGAAATAGATGCTCGAATAGACGGATGCCTCCTTCGGATTGGTGACCTTATCCCCGTCCCATGTGGCGAGGGTTATCCCCTGGAAGTTGTTGGGTACGGACGTGTAATACCAGATCCCGTTATCCGCTTTTTTCACTGTCAGCGTTCCGGGGAATTGATCGGTCGATTGATACTGCGACGGGGAATAGGTCTTGACCTCCGAACCATACAGCCAGCCATCATCGGTCCAGCCGAATTTCTCGGAATTGTATGGTGTATAGATTCCCGTCAGGGTCCAGATGTTCTGTTGGGGTGTGGAGTAGGATCCGGTCATGTGGAGGTACTGTTCCTCTATATCGTTCTGAACATCCGCATATTCGCCTTCATACTCCGTAGGGAACCACAGACTGAACAGCAGGGGGGTGAATACCAGGATACCCAAACCTATGAGCATCCATTTGTGCATCCATTCCGATGCTCCGCCGCCGCCCGAAAGGGCATTGGCGAGCATGGAACCCCCCATACTGCTTATCATCACGACATCTCCTTGAACTTATGGACGAGGGCGAGGATGGTTACGATCACCACGAGGATGGTCAGGACCTCCGGCAGAATACCCATCAGCGAGAACACGAGGGTCGTAGGGAGGGTAAGGATAAGACCTACGGTGATATTCCTCTGCGCGAACAGGAGGTATATGATGGCGAGGACAGCGGTGAACACGACTATGCCCGCGATCTGCGTATTGCCCTGGAAGAAGGCCTGGGCAAGCATGTCGATGAACTCCTGCGGTGACATCATATTGCTGCAACTCCTAAGCATAACAATATCGCTAATCCTATAATAACCCAATCAAGGATTCCCATCGGTTCGTCGGAGTCGCGGTAGTAGTAGTGGACGATGGCAACCCCCACGATGAGCATACCCGCGAAGAGCAGCATCGAGACCTGTAACGTCATTCCCCAACCCGACAAACCTTGTGTGAGGTCGAGTTTGAGGACCGTTTCGATCTCGTGGTTAATCGTGTAGAGGTTGGACTGCCAATACCATGTCCCCGTTCCGCTTATGATGTCCGTTACAACGGTGTCCTTCCCTGTGTCCGTACCCGCGATGACCACATTGGCCGCGGTCGTATCGTATTCTCCGAGATCGTAACGGGTCTTACCCTGTTCGGTGAACACAAGATAGACATGCCCATCCTCCCAATCTATCGCCATACCCTTGACCGGCATGTTGCCCTCGTTGGTGACGGTGATCGTGTTGGTTGTAGGCGGGACGTTCGGGTCGGTGGAGGGAATGGTCTCCGTCTCGTAGGTGTAGTAGGTGAACGTGATGTTCCCGTCTGCCACGGGCATATACTGTCCGTTGATAGTCAGCGAGGTCCCGTAACTCACAACTCCGTTGATGAGCATACGGATGGCGGTCGTAGGTACTCCCGTGTTGCCGGTTGCACTGTCGTGGGTGAAGTAGTCAGGGAAGAAGTATCCGAGATAGATGGTGGGATCACCCCATAATCTGCCCATCGGGTCGGTCTGCACGCTGGTCTCAAGAACGAATACCTTGGTTCCCCCGGCTTTTTCAACGGAGATCCCCTGGACGTAGGATACGTCAGGGATGCCATTCAGTCCGATTGAGATCGGATACTGGTAAGGACGGAGGGTCCAGTTGCCCGTTCCCCTCTCGTCCTCGTCGATGGATCCCCACACGATACCCTGTGCATAGTAGGTATTGTTCTGGAAGTCCAACGTCACACGGGCCATCGAGTAGGGGATGGATGTAGGAACGGTAAGTGTCATACTACCTTGGGTCACGTTGCCGTCGGTGTCCTTATAGAACACTTTATCGGACGATATGGTTGTTCCCGGCTCGGTCAAAAGCACGATTGCTCCGTTGTTATAGGGAACCGTCACCGTCTTGCCGCCTACCGTACTGTCCATGTAATTGGACCATTTCGCAGTGATACCGTCTGCAACTGTAACGAATTTAGTACCGTCGATATATTCGTACTGTACCTCGATCTCCGTTGCATTGATTGTCGCAGCTTGCTTGAACCCGTATGCGAACATGAATATCTCGTCGATACCATATCCCGGTTTAGTCATGTCGGCCTCATAATACAACCCGTTCTCGGACAATACTCCCGGATACCACTTCTCGTTATCCTTGACATAAACAAGATGGTCATACCCTATCGAGGATATGTTGGTACGGCACGTTCCCGATACATCATCTCCTGAATCTCCGCCGTCCCATGTCCGTGTGCCATGATAGAACGTTGTGGGCATCGCATATTTCAGTCCGGCTATGGATATGAAGGTCCCGTCCTGGATGGATGCCGACTGCGGGAAATACATGGACAGCGGATATACGGTGTATGCTCCGTATTCGGTAGTCAGATGGCGGCCGTCCACTACAAGATAATTGGAGATAGAGGTCGTGCGTGTGGAAGGTGCGCCTTGGGCATACTGCTGATCCAATCCCCCTCCGTAATATTCTTTAGGCGATACCGGATTCGATGAAAAACCATTGACGATCTCGCCATTATCTAACAAGATATTCTGTCCTCTATATCCTTCGTGGGATAACATGTCCACACGGATGGTCTGATGTGCGCCCAATGACACATTGATCTGTAACTCGAAGTTCTCCCCCCATCCCACGGTTATCGTCCTCGATGTCTGGTTATCCAATACCGCCAGTGTCGAGATGGTCTGACGGAAATTGTTTTGAGACGTTGGACTAACGTGGACCTCGTATGTGAATTGATGGATTGGCTGTGCCGTTTGCGTATCTATGTGGAGTATGCAGATTGCGAACGATTCCCCTTCCTGATACTCCTTGGTTACGCTTATATTACCTCTGCCCGACGTTGCTATCTCTACATCGTTGTACTCGATACTGTTAGGGATTGAGGATTCATACAACGAATAGATTTTAGCAACGGGCCAGAAATATGACTTCTCTGGATCATCAGGATATTCATCGAGGACTGCTGCGAACTTCACCGATCTGGATATATCGCTATCCTCTCCGGCAGTGGTATATCTGTACGGATATGCAGATATGCCAGTCGTTAATGTGGGGATCGTCACACCTTCTATGTTCGCCCATCCGCTGACATTCGTCACCGGGTTATATTCCGTGTACGAGTCGATTGCGCTGGCATCCACAATCGGAGTCAGATCGCTCACTTGGTCGTAATAGGTCCTTTCCTCGTCCTCCGGCACGACTGCGGTGAGGAACCCCACGATGCCCGTGAGGAATACCGCGAGGACGATTGCAAGACCCGCTTTCATTCCTGTCTGCATACTCGATTATCGGAAACGTGGTTTATAAAACGTGCATACAAAAAAGGAATATCGGGGGGAGGAATCGAGAACCCCCCGGAGGATGTAGGCAACCTCAATCCTCCTAATGAGTGGGATGTATAAAAACTACGCAGTCGTGAAAAAAGGTTGGGGGGTAAACCCTACCCCCCGTGGTTCTGCGATCAGTTGTCCTTCTTGCCGTTCATGAACATGTAGACCACGGTCATGAGGACGGCCAGGATGAGGAAGATGGGAATGACTCCCAGGATGGTCTTGGTGGTGTTGTCGGCTCCGCTTTCCTCGGCCGCCTGATTGATGACGGGGATGGCCACGACAGCAATCACGATGACCGCGATGACAACGGTGACAACCTTGCTGGTGAAATCTTCGGTGTTCATTTTCATGCCTCCTTCAGTTCTTCTTTCCGTTGAGGAACATGTAGACGACTCCCATCAGGACGGCCAGGATGAGGAAGATGGGGATGACCTTGATGATGGTAGCTTCGGTGGAGCCGGACTGGATGGGGTAGGTGGATCCCTCAGGGGTTCCGTCGGTTCCGATCATGCCATTGATGATGGGGATGGCAACGACCGCGATCACGATGACGGCAATCACGATGCCGACAACTTTGCTGGTGAAATCTTCGGTGTTCATTGTTCATACCTTCCGATATTCGTCAGATCAACGGTCTCCATCGCCTTTTCCGGAGGAGTAGGTTTTCACTATGCCGATTATGATACCGACAATCGTCACAATGATGACCGTCGAGATGAGTGCGGTGTAACCCGCTACATCCGACCCGTACTTGTCGTTGAGAGTGTCGATCTGCTGAATGGCAGTAGGGATGAACGCAGAAGCGATCAATATCACCGCGACGAACGCAGTGAGTATCGCGCTAATGGTTTTGTCCATCATATCTGCCATGATGAATGAATCAAAATATGGACTATTTAAGGTATTTCGTGGTGTTAGGACTAATGGATAATCGAAAAGTGGTTAAGGGGTTTTAGGACGGGTTTCGCGCCCGTCTCGGAGTCCGGGAATCCCCGCATCGCGGAGTCCTTGTCTAAGGTCCTCCAACGACCGCACAGTAAGATAGACTCCCCCTGCCGACATTATCTGTTCGCAGCGGTGCTTTTGGATCTCCGACTATCTTCCCGTGTCGGTCTTGGCCTCGATGCCGATGAACCTTCCGTCGATACATGCGATGATGTCGGGGTCCCCCGGCTTGGAGCCGGGTCCCCCTTGGACGGATACCCAATAACCCCCGATGCCCTCGATGAACCTCTTGAGGTCCCTCTTGATGAGCTGTTCAGGGGTTGGCATCCTTCGCCATCTCCGTCCTGGGGATGTCTGCATAGGTGATCTTCACATCGACCATATCCCCGATGAACAACGGCCATTCGGGGGGGATATTGATGTAATCCGATCCCGTTTTCTGCGGCTTGATACGGGTCGTGAGGGAATAGGGCCACGTCGCACCGGTTTTAGCCATGCGGATAGTGACCCAATCCCCCGCCTTGAATCCCCATTCTGCGGGGATGTAGATTACCCGTCCGTTCCCCTTGTTCTTGATGGTGGATGTACGGACGAATACCATACTCATCCCTCGATTGCGTACTGGTCCAGAACGGTGATGCCGGATTCCTTGGCGATCTCAAGGGTCTTTTTGTCTACGGGGGTGTACTCGTAGATGTTCACGAACTCCTTGCCCTCGTAGACATTGTGCTTGACGAATCCCCTGACGATGCCGTTCACGATGTCCTCCGGGTTGGGGATTCCGACCTGATCCTCCGGAAGTCCGAAAATGCAGTGTCCGAGTTTGTTCAGCGTGCCGATGGCCTGTTCGTTCCTGGTCCCGTCCTTCTTGATGATGTAGTAGCGGAGGGTGGACTGCTCGTCCTCTTCGTCGAGGGACTTGAGGGTGAGGGAGTAGTAGTTCTCATCGTCCTTGAACGATGCCTCCGTGATCTGAAGGGTGTGGTTGCCCTCGCAGAGAGGGACGGTTGCTTTTGCGACCATGCTGCTTAGAATCCAGGGTGTAGGTGTAATCATATCTTAGACCTCCTTAATATCTTCGTGGTTGTGGTTTTGGTGTACGGGTCGATGTTCAATCCATCCGCGCGCGCCTTGGCGAAATCGAACGTTTCGCGGGTCTGCGTAGTCAGATTGAGATTGGCGCACCTGGACAGCGAATGTGCGACCATCATGTCCTTGATGCGTGTCTTGTAGTCCTCGGCTTGGTCCTTCAGCGGCTTTATCCTCGACTCGGCCTCGTCGATCTGTCTCATGAGTTCCTCATAACGTGCGGTGGCATCCAACAGTCTGTCGGTGTCCCCGGAGATGTCCATGAGATGTACCATGAGTTCCTTATCGCGCGGATCGTTGAAATCAGCGGGGAGCGTAGCACGTTCCTCCACGATCTTATGACGGATAGCGCGTACCTCTTCGATCTTGGCGGCTACCATCTCGCGGTCTATCGGGACCTCGATGAGCAGGCAGTTGTTCTTGTTCGGGACCCACACATAGGGGTTCGCGTAGGTGTCGCTGTTCACGAGTCCGATAGCGAAATATGCCTTATCCTGTTGGGTCAGGAAGTGATTGTAGAGATACACTTGCCAGAGGTAATGGGCGGGGATCGAGCCGTTCCATGCGGAAAGGCCGCGTTCGTTCACGGTCTTGACCTCAAGGATGTAGTCCACTCCGTCCTTCGAGATTATACCATCGACATGGCCGTGGAAATCCTCATCCTCGAAATCGGAGGGCCACTTCTCATGGTCCCCCTCGCGGGGTGCGAACAGATCCTCCGCACGGAAGAACTGTCCGACATCCGGGTGTTTCTCCGCAACGTAGTCGATGATCCTCTCTTCGAGTACCTTTCCGGTGTTCACTGCCGGCTTGTCCCCGACATCCGCTTCGAGCCACAATCCGAGCAGTTTCGCGGATGCCGTGAACGGGGATTCCCACGGTGACTGACCGAGCAGCGCACCGATGGATGTCCCCGTCACATGGTATACTTCGTCGGCCTCCGTGTAGACACGGTTATCCGCGATGGTGAACGGATAGCGGGGAGCCACATAGTTCCTCATAGTCCGAGTTCCCTCTTGATGTTGAGCAGAGCTTCGACATCCTCCTTGCAGGATGCCTTCTTGCGGATCTCAAGTGCCTTCTCGTAGTATTCGTGGAGGATACGTCCCTCGTCGTCTGCCCTCTTGATGGCCGCCAGTGCGTTGTCCATAGCACGGACCTGCATCTTGGCGATGTTGCCCTCTCCGGGCGATGTGACGGGTTCGCCCGCGGATCCGGTGACGGGATGGACGGGGGTCGGGGTCGGTGCGGGGGTTTCGGGGATCGCCTGTCTGATGAGATTGGCCGCGACATCGGAGGATGAGACCCCTCCCTCGTCCTCGGTGTTCTCCATGCCGTCCACGATGTCGAAATTGCTTATCCAGAACAACCTCTTCGCATACGCGGCTCCCGACATGACCGCCTTATCGCCCGCATCCGCGCCCTCCGATATGACGGAGTATTGGATGGACTGACCCGTTACCTTGTCGGTCAGGGTGACGAATCCCCTGATGAGGACGTGGTTCTCCTTGACCCCGCATGCCGGTAGCGACTGAACGTCTGCCATGTCGTAGCGGAACACGATGCCCATCTCGTTGAGGATAGGACGGAGGGTGCGCTTGATCTTCTTCCCGGTGACATAACGGAGGGGTTTGCCCTTCACGGGGTACTCTCCGTCCGGGGTCCAGTCGCACGCGGCTATCCTCTCGGACAGTTGCGCGACCTTATCCAGAATCGCTTTATTCTCGTCTGTCATTCGCATTTCACCTTTCGGTATTCCTCGATTATCTCGTACGATTATATACATTTCCATACAATCACATACTCGGTCAATTGAGGAATACACGGGATGCCCTCTTCTTGGCTATCCTCACCCTCGCCATGGCTATGGTGTACTCGATACCCAACAGGACCGCGCACGACTCGTCCAGGATGGCGAACGTGCGGTAGTCCTCCCCGTATTCCGTGTGCTGGTTCTCCAACTGCGACCTGATGTCCTTCACGAATCTGTCCTTGCTCTCGGAGGAACACGCATCCCACTACCCCACAAGATCCTCGTCGGATGTCGTGGTCTCCCTCAATCTGCGCCCGATGAGGGACATCCTGCGGTTCCAGTATCTCCATATCGTGCGCCTTGCCTTGCGTTCTCTCCATGTCATATCTCGGATTCTCCCGTCTCATCCGGGTTGTCGGTGTCGGGGTTGTCCTCATCTTCATCGTCGTTGCTGACCGTGTTCTTCATCTCGCGTTTCGCCCACATCTCAAGGAGTTCGGTGGTGACGGTGACTCCGTTCCTCACGGACTGGATCGCATCTTCCTCGATGGTCCCCTTCGTGGACAGCCAGTAGTAGATGCAGCGTTTGGTCTGACCTTTCCTCCGGATACGCGCCTTCGCCTGTTCCAGCAGCAGGGAGGACCATTCCGGTTCGTAGAATACCATCGTGTGACTCGCGTAGAGATCGAGTCCGACCCCTCCCGACTGGTACTGGCAGATCAGATAGCGGGCATCCCCGTACTGGAAGTCGCGCCATGTGTCCTTGTTGGACCGACCGTCGAACACGACCGTCTCGCCCATCTTGGAGCATACCTCGTAGGCATCGTCTATGCTCTCACGGAATTTGCAGAATACCACGACCTTATCGTCCGTTCCCGTGATGATGGTCTTGAGGGCATCCTGTTTCTCGCACTTGAATTTCAGCACTTCCTTGGTGAATTTGCCGGGGGATACCTCCTTATCGTCGGTCTTGACGAATCCGGACACGAGTTCCAGCAGCTTGATGTACTGACCCCCTCCCGTGCGTATCTCGAATCCGTAGGTGGCGGTATCTCCCTCACGGATACGCTTGTATGCCTGGGGTTCCTTCAACTCGCACGGGATGACGATCTCGGACGAATCCGGCATGTCGTAGCACATGTCCAGTCTTGCGACGATCCCGTAGTCCTCCATCAGTTTCTTCAACTCGGCCTCGCGGTAACGGACGGGGTTGCGGAACACGTCGAAAGCCAGCACATACCTCTTGCAGAAGTCCGTCCACGATGCCCATACCGTGTTGTCCAGGAATTTCAGTTGTCCGTAGAGTTTCTTATAATCTCCCGCGCCTCCTCCTCCCGACACGGGTGTGCCTGTGAGGATGAACCGTTTGGATGCTTTCATGGCGAGGGCGAGGGCGGCCTTCGTCTGGACGGATTGGTGCGCGCCAATACTGTGCGACTCGTCCACGACTATGGCTCCCCAATAGCGGTTGATGTCCGGACGGATGTCGCGGGTCTTTTTCTGTCCCTTGCTGCCGTTCCTGTGCTGTACCTCGCGGGTCTCCGTCTTGTAGGTCTTTTGGAACGAACGGACGGTCATGATGCTCTTGAGCCGGGCGATGCCGTCCTTGGTGTATCCCTCGAACTCGATCATCTTATCGACCGCTGATGTCCATACCCCCACGATGTTGGCGGGACATATCACCAGGAGGGAGTTCAGATCCCCTCTCTCGACCGCGCGGTAGGCCCAATCGAGTACGCACATGGTCTTTCCTGTTCCCGCCTCGTAGAAAAGGGCGAGACATTCCACGTTCTCCATCATCTCTGATGCGAAGGTCTGATGTTCCTTGAGCGTGAACTTCTCCGGATTGTGCAGCGGTTGTGCGTATGTGCGTGTCATCGTGATCTCCCTCCTAATCTATCGGAATCGCCTTCTAAGGCATTTTTCATGGCTTCCCCTTGTCCTTACCCGTCTTGGACTGTAAATGCGCCTTGAGGACCGATTCTTTCCATTGGAACACACGGGTACTCGTAGGTACTCCGTCCACACGGAACATAACGGGGTTCTTCCCGATGTCCAATTCGGTCTCGTTCCTCATCTTCTCGTAGAACTTGCGCGATCCCAACGGGGTCACGTTGTTCGCGTAACAGAACTCGCGGTATCTGTCGTAGATGAACTTCGTCCTCTTGTACTCGGAGTGCGCTACGATCTGACCGCATATATCGTGGATGTCCGTGGAATCGAATGTCGTGTAGAGGAAGTCGAACACGGGGTCCTGGACCCTCATGTTCTGCCATTCCTTCTGCATCTCTTCGGACGGCTCGAACTTGAATCCCCTGGATTTGACCCTCATGTATCCCTCAAGGGCGCGGTTAGTCAGCCATGAAAGGGATTGGGGGTCTGTCATGAGTTTGTAGATGTTGAGTGCCGGATCCTGTTTCGTGCGGCATGGGATGGTATAAAGGCGGCGGTAGAGACCGCTGGATGTGTCACCGAAGTCCGGTACGGTGTTGGTGAGGAACAACAGTTTGGCGGTGTTGCGGATCTTATAGGGATGCCCGTATTTGCGCTGGACCGAGATCTCCTGACCGTCCGAAAGCTGTTTTATCAATTCCCCGTCGGGGGTGGTGTACTTGTTCTTCACAGCACCCGTCTCCCCTGACACGTTGAGACGTTTGCCCTCCAATTCTGCGGGGGAGTATTTATCCGTGCCGAGCTGCTTGAGGGTTTCCCTCGATACCATATCGTCGCCCATGAGTGTGGTCAGCATGTTCGCCAATGCGGATTTACCCGTCTCACCCGGACCGTATATGACAAAGATGGCGGGCGGGTTCATGTCCCCGAAGAGGATGGACCCTACCATCTCGAAGAAGAACCTCCTCGTGTCGGCATCAGGCAATATCCCCTCGATTATGCTCTCCGCACGGCACGTCTCCACGGAGGGGTCGTAGCGGCAGTTGTAGCACGACCTCACCATGAGATGATGGGTGAAGGGGAGGAACTTGTCGTTGGCGGTGTTCAGGATGCCGTTCTCGAAAGCGAAGAGACCCCCGGCTATGCGCTGATCCTCGACCACGGAGTAATCGTCCCTCTGTTCGGGGTCCTCGAAGTACGGGACCCTGTCGAAGTCCAGGATCGCCTCGGCATTGAAGAAGATTGATTGGTATTGCCCTTTCGATACGAGCGTGTCCGTCATGTAGGCATCGACGGAATCCGCGACCATGGCGACGAACTTATTGTCGGGGATGACCTGATATGACCGCCCGTTGAATATGCGTGGGGTATGACCGTCGTAGACGATCCATTTCGCCGCGAGGTACTTGATGATGTTCCTGGGATAGAACGTCAGACCGCCCTTCGGACCCTGCTTGAAAATCGAATACCGTGTGGGATCGGGAGTGGGAACCTCGATAGGGCGGTAATCTGTCTGCGGGTTGTCGTTTTCGGGCATCGGTTGGACTTATCGTTTCTCACACTATTTAACGAAATACCTAATTTTCCCACATTTCCGGCTCGCATCCCTTGTTCCGTAGTGCTTCTGTATTACATTTTTGCCTTCCGTAGTGCTTCTGTATTACTTCTGTATTATCATTTTAGTAGGTTAGTATTTAAAGAGTATTTAAAGTGTAATACAGAACAAGGAATTTATAAAAACTATATAGGGCAGATATAGGTCATATCCATACAATAGGTTTTCCTGCGGGCGCGCACGCGCGAGCGTTTAAATCTTTAAAGGCGCGCGATTGTAGCGGGGTGCAATACAGAAGTAATACAGAAGCAATACAGAACGTAATACATGAAATACAGAACCGGACTTCCGTATTACAAAATACGGTCCGGGAGACCTTTTCGCCCGGTCAAGCGGGCAAATCGTTAATTCCTACCGATTTCGGAGATCATTCTAATCGCGGAATTACGAAAGCATCCGTGCGATATAAAGAATGGGGTTGAACGGCAGGGTACGGTCGCAGAACGTCACATAGGAGTCCACGATGCGGTCCGCAGCGGATTGACCGAGTACCCTTCCCTCTCCGCAGTCCGGTGAGAAGATCCTATCGACGTACCAATACGAGGACGTACATTCCACGACCGTGTATCCCTCCACGGTGTTCCACCCTTCCCATCCGCTTACCCTGATCCCGGCATTACAATGGTCCGAGTAACCTATCAGGACGGCATCTATCCCGTATGCGCGCGCGATGGACACGAACAATATGGCGACGTCCTCGCAGTCACCCCGTCCGAGATAGACCGTCTCCGTAGGCGATGCCGCGTAATCCGGGCAGCCGTAGAGATCGTCATCGTAAGCGTATCCTATCCCCGTCCTCACGAAAGCCGAGATCACCACGCACAGCTGATGCTCCGTGAGGTCCGCAGCGGTCATCCCTACCCGTCCCAGGGCATCGTCTATGCCGTCCACGACCCCTTGAGGGCAGTCGGGTATGTCGGACATCCCGTACCCCGTGGAGCCGAGGATCCTACGGCACATGGGGGAATCCATCGCCTCCCGGAAATCCTCTTCGGTGATACCGGTATCCGTGGTGACGGGGTATTGTAACTTCACCATCCCGGAATCGTCGAACACGGGCATATACCACGATACGATACTGTCCCCTTCGTATTCGGAGACCTTCACGTCCTTGTAACAGGAGCATATCTGCGCGGGGAAAACGATGGTCAGGAAGATGATCGTTCCGACACATATTCCCGTCAGAACAGAAAGACTCCTTGACATGGTACGAGGGCGGCCTCCCGCGACAACCCTTGAACGGTAGGCCGCAATCTCCTTATCAATGCGTGCGTATTTAAAGCAATACCATTAATCGCCCACATTGACCGAGTAGATCCTCTTGCCGTCCAGCCGGATGTATTGGAGGACGTGTTGGGAATGTTTCATCTTCGCCCAATAGAGTTTCGCGCGGTACTCCGTGCGCCCGTTGGCACGCATATAGGTGACGTGATCCTTGCTTATCCCGGTGATGATTATGTGCGTGTTGTCCTTGTGATAGTGTCCACCGATGACAAAGAATACCATGATTGCGGATGGTCACGGGAGTATAAAAAGAATGAATCCCCCGTGGAGGGGGGAATGGATTTATGCGTATTCAAAATCGCTGGTATAAACGGGTTTACCATCCCATTTTATTGCGTGAATATGGGGATATATCTGGAACGATCTTGATTCGGGGTTGTATTTGTACCATTTTCCAACTGTCAAGACATCGTGAGGATCAGGGATTACGTTTTCATCATCATACATCTCTTTCGATATGGAGACGAGGTTATACAGAGAGGATTCTTTAGTTCCTTTAACCATATAAAATTCTACGGTTGAGTAGGGTCCGTAGGTGCAAACATAAATATCTCCGTTTTTGGGCAGTTTTTCATCGTATGCACTCTTTCTTGGGGTCTTTTTCCCCATTTTCGATATGGTGTCCTTCTGTTTTTCTGTCCTGCGAATTTCTCTCTTCGAGGCATCCAAGTCGGCAGCGGTCGGGGGATGTTCGCTGATGCCGATGTAGGTGTATTTGATCCCGGCGGCTTTCAAATCCTTCTCCAATTCGTTCTTGGCAAGTATGACCTTGGCATCGGAATATCCCTTGGTCTTGATGACCTTCTTCTTCCCGTCTACGATTACGACTGCGTATGCATATTGCGGCATAGATGATAATCCACGTTTCCGTATTAAAAGGAAAACCCCCGAAGGGGTAAAGGGTTTGAAAAGGTGTTCACCAAGGGTCGTAAGCTGTGTGGACAACTATCGGTTCCTTTTTGCGATCATCCCACCGTTCCCATATAGGCCAACTCTGCATGGTTGGTGCGGGATTGACGGTAAGTTCGCCATTGGGAGAGATTCTGATGTAGCCGGTTTCGGTTTCGTTTGTCTTTTTATCGGGCAGATACCAGCTGTAATTGTCGTAACCCGGCCCTTCTGATTTCAGAAGTTTGCTGGAATAAAAGGACATCACGACTTCTTGGACAATATATGGGGTTTGGTTTACATAGACTTGGAGGGGGAAAGGATTTCCGCACTTCTTGGCAATCCTCATAAAATTGTATTTTGTGTAATTGCGAGTTGCGTTTGTAGCGAACCACGTTCCGACCGGAGGGTTGATTCTGCTGGCGAGTTTTTCTACTCTGGTTATGGAGGCCATTGTTATATGGGTCTTACTTTCGCCAAGGAAATTATATTTGAGTCCGGATTTTTTTAAATCCCGTATTAATTCATTTTTGGCTTCGTCAGAATAATAAAAAGAATGGGGTTTGGTTTTGATAAGTTTCCTCTCCCCATCGACGTAGATCAAAGCGTATGTGCGCCGCTCATCGGACATAATGAAAATATCCCCATTCAGATATTTAAAGGAAAATCCCCCTTGAAGGGGTAAAGGGTTTCAGTACCACTCATCGAGGGCAACGTCTTTCTTATCCTGGAGATCGAAGTAGATGTTCTCGTAGCGTTCGCGTTCGGCTCCCTCGCACGCATAGATGCCCTCCATATAGAAGGACATCGCATCCCTGCGGCTCCCCCACAGTTCCGCTTTATTATAGCATACCACGACAACGGCATCCTTGTAGAATCTCCGGGCATTTTTCAGTACGGCAGAGTAATCGTGCTTGTAGGGGTTGCCATTGACAGCGATGTCCCCTCCTCTCGGATTCTTGGCGGTGCAGATGGATGGTTTCTTGACAGTAGGTCCCCCGGTCGCGTAGGCATCAATGGATACCTCGACCTTCGCCTTGATTCCGGCTTTTTCGAGATCGGATTTCATCTCGGCCTTAGCATTATTGACCTCCGGGAGAGTCTGCAGCGGTTTTCCGTACTTGATGACCTTGCCGTTAGGCAGCTTGGCATATACAGTATATGACATGGTTGATAATCCGAATACCGGTATTAAAAAAGACCCCAGAGGGTAAAAGGTTTTTAGACAGTTCAGTGGATCAAATCTCTCCTAACCACGCGCGGTAGATTGTATCGTAGGATTGGTTCCTCCTCCTCGCCAGTTCATCGAAGATGCGTTCGCGTACAACGGAGTCGTGGACATCGACATAGTTATAGAAGTCGGAAGAGGTCTTGGTATGTTTCAGGACATCCATCGCGCCCTTGAACGTTGCCTTGGGATTGATGTCCTGACCCATACTATCCGTGGGGTATTTCGCGCAGTACCACGGTTTGATGTAGATCTCGGACGATGCCTTGCCGGAGGGGACCTTCGAGGTGCTGGAGGGTGCGGTCGAACGTGTAGCCAGTTTGAGATTGCCGTCATCGACCTTCACCACATAGGGGATGGTGAGTTTGATCCCCATTTCGAGCAGCTTGGCGCGTTCCCTCTTCATCACCTTCTCCGCATACGACTTGGATGCGTAGGTCTGTTTGAGCCATAAGGTTCTTCCGTCATCGAGTTTGAATCCGACTTTATAGGGCATGATAAGTAATCCCGATTGGCATATTTAAAAGGAAAACCCCCGAAGGGGGTCGAGGATCAATTTCTCGGACAGGAATATCTGTTGCCGTTCAGATATTTGCCGAGCGATCCGTCCTTGTTCAGCCGGTACGTTCCCGAATGGGACTCGTATTTGGCCGTTTCTTTACCCTTGATAGTGCCGATATACACACGGCCGAGGAACTCCCCTCCGTAGTTATGTTCCTCATAGACCCCGATGTATCTCCGGGGGAACCTCTTGGCATAGATGATGGCCTCACGGATGGCGGCCTTCTCCGTCCTGTATCCGTGGAACCCCTTGTCGATCGTACCGTCGTAGAAGTAGAACATACTTCACTCTCTCCCCACATTGAGTCTTGAATCAGGGTCAATCTTGATTTCGGGATGCGGGCGGGCGGGGTAGCGTGAATCCAATTTGCCGCCTTTGTTGATGAATCTGTGATACCACATACCATCACGGAAGAAATACCAGCCGTCTCCTTTAATCATCCCTTTCAGTTTGCCGGTCTTGGCATCATAAACGAAACCCTGTTGTCTCTCGGAATGGAAAGCACTCCAGCTGCCGACATCGGCTACGCGATGCCTACATTCTTCCAGACTCCGATATGTTGTAGCGACCTTGGAATACTTCTTGTTCAGGTTAGACGTTTGGGCAATCTTTTTGAGATCAACCCACGACTCATAACTTGTCCCAACGAATATTACTGCGCCCATTTGAGATCACCTTTTGATCCCCTTTAAAGGGAAGAGGTTTTACCAGTTCTTCGGGAACGACTTGGATTTGGTACTCATCCCTATGTTCTTGTTGTAAGAACACTCCTCGTAGCCGTCCTTGGGGTTGCTCCCATTGTGGAATTTGACCCAATGGGAAGTTGCCTTGCCGGTCGCGGAATCGTATATCGGAATACCATACGATCCAGTATATTCGGGGATCTCCTTGTGAATCTGTCCGTTTGTAAAACGGTACTTGCCAATCAGAACCTTGGCTGCGGTCAGGTATGCATCCTTGAGATTGTTCTCGAAAACCCTGTGACTGTTTCCAACTGGAATATAGTAACCCATGTTCGTCACCTCTTCTCCTTCTTGATCTGACTCTTCCATTTTTCCAGATAGAATTTGTAGGAGTCCTCCTGACCCTTGAAGTAGTATTCGCGGATGTGTCTGTTGGTCTTAGTGGGGTCGGTAGAGTTCAGCTGCGTTGCGATGACTCCGTAGGGGGTGAAGTTAGTCTTACGGACCTCCGTTCCTCCGATTGCCCTGAACCACTTGAGAGTGTCATTGGACACGGTGTTGAGGTAGTATTCCTTGGTGATCGTCGAACCTTTCACCTTGACAGTCTGCCACTTGGAACCGACCTTGATCTGTTCGATGGATATTTCATAGATTTTCGCGTTGGAGGGAATGTCTCCGGCATAAAATCCGATCTCTTGCTTTTTCGCAGTAGCCATATTGCTCACCATTCTTGAATTTTGTTTGAAGTATATAATTACATACCCGGCACGGTTTACGGGAGGGGCGGGGATCAGGTAGGAATAGGACCTGCGCGTACAATGGGGATGCTCGCGAGACCCCTCGTTCCGTCCGTACCGGGGATGGTATTCACTCAGTCATTTACCTTCCAGAATACCATGATGTTCAACAGATTTACCTTTATCGCAGTCCAGTCCATCCCGATCACCTCGGCAGCCCTCTGTCCTCCAGCCATTCGGCCGCCCTCTCACGGTCGGGGTAGGTTGCCAATGCCTTCTCGGTCCTCCGTTCGATGGTGAACGGACGGCAGAAATACGGGCAGGTCAGGGGAACGACCCTCTCGATGAGGATGTAGTCCAGAACGTAGTCGGGGACATCCTTGAGATCCGGGTTCAGGAGTACCGACCTCATCAGCAGAGAGGACATCCCGGTGATCTTCGCATTGACCGGATCGTCCCATGCGACAACCGCCATAGGGGGGACTGTTGTGTATGCCTTGATCCTCTCCAGAGCCGCGTGCAGCTTGTCGGCATCCGTCACGGTATCCGCGCCGCGGCGCGCCAGATAGACGGCTTGGTTCTGACGGACGAAATCATCGGAGCAGAGCCATTTGTCGGCTGCATCCCCATACCCCTTCGGGTGTTCGCCCTGGGTATGACGGAAAGCGGTCACGATGATGCTCCTGATTGCATCTTCGGGTGCGTGGACGAGATAGTCCGGGAGGTCCATCTGGACCCATTCGGACGTTCTGCGCCAGTTCGCCTTGACCTCGGTCATCGGCACGAGGTAGGCGGTTGCGGATTCGTAGCCGTACTCGGCTCCGACCTCCGACATGATCTCGTTGAGACGTTCTTCGGTGATCATTCCGATCCCTCCTCGATTATGTCCTTCGAGAACAGATTGAGACCGTCGGAGTACCATACGGACCGGGGGTTCCCGATGCCGCGTCCGTGGATATATTCGCAGTCCCCGAAAGGTTCTACCCTATGACCCTCCGGCAGACACTCCGTCCCATCGTCCTTGATACGGCAGACCCACACGGTCTTTTCGGTGCGCCTGACTACCTTATACCTCACGATGTATTCCTCCAGGATGTGTTTCCTGTGTTCCGCATATATCTGTCCGACTTCAAATTTCGATCCCATCTTCTCGCCTCACTCGTTCGGCTCGGTCACGAGGTCTCTTGCGTAGAGGTCGTATCCCCCGGTCCAGCAGACCCTTCCGAATGTTCCCTTCTGGATAGTCACGCGCTCGTCTGCGTGTTCCCATCCCTTGAGAGGGATTCTGGCAAACTTCTTCGGCTTGCAGTATTGTGTCGAGAATACCTCCTCGAATGTGATGTAACCGGACTCGGACCTCTTGATGACCTTGTAGAGTTTCTTGCTGCCATGGTAGGTTGTGGCCTCATAGACCTTGCCGACCTCGAATTTCATCCCCTTGTAATCCATTCGTCTCACCTCAGAAAAAGCAGTCCAGAGTCCTGATCTTCTTCGCAGCGGCGCAGTCCTTGACCGTTCCGGCCGCCTTGGAGGTCTCCCCGTAGTGACGGAGTGCCTTGGCAACGGCCTTGGCATCCGCAACGGTGATATGCTCTCCGTAGGAGAGGTAACTGACATCCGCATCCTCGTCCCCAACGAGTCCGGGGTTATCCTCCTTCCATATCTTGACGATCTGGACGATCTTCTTGGCGAAATATCCGCGCACATAGTCATCGGTCTTGCCGCGGTAAGCGGAGCCGTAACTCTCGGACACGAGGATGGAGTTGTCCTCTCCGACGTGTGCGTAATGCCAGAACCTTCTTAGGTTGTTCGCTTCCTCCCAGATCCCGTCGGACAGCTGTCCGATGACGGAGTTAAGGATGTCGTTCGCTTTCGGACCGGTGAGACCGGTCGGCACAGTTCTGAGTTCTTCAGTCATTTCGATTCCTCTTTTATCCCTGTCGGGTGAGCCGCCTTTCGCGGTTCTGAATGAATATATTACTCGCTAATATAAATAAGTTCGCATTGATACGGAATTACAACCAATTTGTTTACACTCGCGCATTATAGTTACGCGCGCGTATATATGACGGGGGATCGGAACGGCTGCGGTCAATCGGACCCGAACGGGGATAGACAATAGATATATATACTACCGAGTAATACTTATACACAACAAGCCGGAAACGGCCAAATGAGGAATCGAAAATGACAACCCTTGATTCAGACAAGATTGCCTCCCTTCTTGTATGGGCGGGCGATGATGCAATCGACTACCCCGAAGAGGAGATTGATGGTTACGGATTATCATTGATTTTGGAGATCATCTGCGACAATTACAAGAGCGATGCCCAGGTGGACCTGTTCGACATCGACTGTAAGTGTATCGGTTCCGTGACCGTCGGAGAGATCCGCGAATACATCGCCGGACAGGAGGCCTGAGAGGGATGCCGTTCTACGTCCGTGAGATGGATGAGATAATGATGGGTCCTTACGGCTGCATCGAAGATGCGATTGAATCCATCGAAGTGTTCGAGCAACACGACCGGCGCATTGGCGCGTTCGTTGAGGACAGTTACAGAATCATCCATTTCAACGAGGAATTTCGTGCCGAGGAGGTCTATGATTCCAAGGGCAACCTTATCAATCCCGCAGACACAGGGGTGGTCGCGTGACCTACATCGTCCGTGACCGTGGAATTCCTATGGGGTCATATCTCCATTTGGCCGAGGCGGTGAAGGAGATCGAGCTGCTCAAGGCACACGATATGAGGTGGGGAATCTACCTCGATGGGGTCTATGACATCCTCCAACCGGATTTTGCCCTGTATTTCGATCGCGGTAACAAGGGTGGTCTTGCACTGGTGAGCATATACAAGGACCCGTGGGAATTGAGAGGCGCGTTCACATCGGAGGTAGAGCGTAATTGCCCTGTTGTCTATACCTCGGAGGTATTCGATGAGACGGGATGCCGCGTATCCTACGAGGAGATACCTGCCGAGAAGTTGGACATTTATTACGATAAAAGGAAGTGCAACGAATGATCAACGAGAGGTATCATGGGTCCTCAAACGAGTGGGGATATTTCAGTTCTGTCGGGATGGATGCTGACAGCATCGAGACCCCTATGGACAACGGTCCGAGGTTCATTCATAGATTTGAATTTTGGGCATTTGAGAAACTGACCGCTAAAGCGGTCGAGGAATTGTCCGAAGCCGGGGAGGGGTCGTTCGTCTCCATCTATTTCGGTCCTGTGGACGAGACCGATGATGGCGATACCTACAAGGGAACACGCTACGGAAAGGTCATCAAGAGAGGGGGGAAGTTCCATATCGAGTGGGGTCGCAATCTGTCCACGCATTACCTATACAATACCGAAACGGAGGAATGGAAAGATAGGTGGCTGGAGGATCCGGAATACCCCGTTGAGGAATGGAAATCTCTATGGGAGAGAGACGATAAGGCCAACCGTGACTCCAAGTATCGTCTGTTGTGGTCCAAGGACGGATTGGGCGAGGACGAGATCTTCGATGACCTTGATGTCTTGAGGGCATCGTTCAGAGAGAATTGCAAGACCCGCCTGAAAACCTACAAGAACGATCCCAAGGGGTATGCCAACGTCCCCGTCATACCGGAGAGCAAGTACGAGCAGTACGTTGCGGGATCATGGTACGACTATGACTCATGCAGTTGGGTCAATCTGGAATGGGCAGCCGATTACGGGGGTCTGCGGCCCGGAGCATATTTCGGGGATCTCAACGGATATGCCAAGAACATCACTGACAAGGGCAGACTCGGAAGGATTTACGTTAAATTCACATGAGGGAGAAAAATGCAGTTCAAGATCGTCATTCCCCCTACGGGGGAGGAATATACCTCGACCGACATCAACAGCGTGCGTGCGTTCTTCATACGCGAGTATAAGAAGCTGGCAAGACATGGCAACATCGACCGCGACACCCAACTGACCGCTGATGTCCTCATCTACACCCCCGGTTACGTCCTGGGTTACTTCCAGTTCAAGGGGCAGAAGGACAAGACCGAGAACCACTACGCGCCCATCGGTGCGATGGTTTGGGCAACCCCGGAGGACTGCGAGGACTACTGCGGTCTCAATCCGGGCGCGTATTGGTGCGACTACTCCGACACCGGGGGGGAGATCACCTACGCGCGCAAGGTCTCGGTCAGCGGAGTTGTCAAGTACAATACCGACTACGATGTGAGGTTCACATGATGAGACAGAACGAGATCGAGAGAGAACAGGAGATGAGGGTAAGGGTATGGGCAACCTACCACGACATCCAGGCACTTGAGGATATGGGGTTCGCGCCCATCGGATACCCCCCAATGAACCCGGAGGACACGACCGATGACCTCAAGGGACTATCCAATGTGTGTGAATACAACAACGCGATCGTCCTCATGAAGTTCGGACCCTCGGATTCCGTATTGACCGCCAGGCCGTGCGAGGAAGAGATCATCATCAAGATAAACGCGAAAGAATACAAGATGCCGCGTGCCTATATCCACTGCGGAGAGCATGCAGACATCTGCATTGAAAAATGGATTAAGGAGAACGTGATGTGAATGTTACCCCATCCGGAGATATGCAGGGAATGGATAATGAAGGAATACACGATGGACGAGTTAAGGCGCGCGGGCGAGTACCGTTCCCTCATGGAAGCCGTCGCCAAGGATGTGTGCGCCAAGCACGGCATCGAGGGATTCGACGATCAACTCAATATGCTCTATCATGTCGAGGACATCATCCAGGAGATGAGCCGATGACCTTCTACAAGATCATAGCCGGGAACGGGCGCACATACACGACCAGTCAGGACATCGAGTGCGACCTTTTCAGACCCGGTACGGAATGGATACGCATACGCACCGTCGAGGGTAACACCGTGTTCATCAATCTACGCAACATCGCGGCCATCGAGGCCAAGGAAGAGGACGTGCGCGAACCGTCCGAGATCGAGCAGATCGTCAGCGCGACCCTCAACGGATTGTTCGGCAGCAAGCCGAAGCAGATAGACACCATCGACCTGGGGGAGAAGGTAGAATGAATGTCACACCCACCGCATGTAAGGTCTGCGGCAGCACGGACACCGTACTCTGGCATAGGTTCATCCACGAGCCGCAACTCCGTCTCGCACCCGAAGGAATACTTTATCGCGGAGAGGTATTCTATCTGTGTGACCGCTGCATGGCCGGGATGATAGACACCGCCCTTTCCATCCGTAAGGCGAAGGACGGTATGCTCACGGCAAAAAAAGAAATGGATGATTACTTCAAGATACGCATGGATTTACTCAATAGGGATGTGTCAGATGCAGCGAAGAACATCGACTTGCCGGACTTCTATCGTTCCGTGATAAAGCGGAAGGAAGATACCGAGGATGAAAAGCCGAAGGAGGATACCGGAGATGAGATGTGAGAAATGCCAATCCAAGGGATACATCTACTGTTTCCATTATCCCCATGCTACCCCCGTGGTGAGGATCGAGGGTCACACCGAGACCGTTCAGGTCACTAAATTAGAAATCAAGGGAGTGAAGGTATGACATTCAAGAGGGACAGCATCTGCCGTGAGAACGAAGAGATCATCATCTCCATCCTCAAGGACGAGGGACCGATGACGATACGCGACATCACGAAGGCCGTGTCCGGCTGCGAGGTCGGGGATTCCCGTTATTCCCTGTATGCGCGCACAATATCGGGGGTCCTGTGCAATCTGTTGAAGAAGGGTCACATCGCGCACGACAAATCGGAGCGCAAGACCATGTACGAGTACCGTTCCGATCTGGCTGCAAGGACCCGCCCGACAAAGGTCATGTCCGAAGGGGATCATATAATCCACGATTACACGGTCCGTATCAACGACAACGGACTGATAGACCGCATAACCAAGGACGGTGCGCCCGTGAGGGTATACATACCAGCGGAGGTTACTGGAAGAGGGATGAGAACGATAGTCGAGCTGCCGATCTCGGCAGACAGGTTCCGTAAGGGACTGAACAGCGGGAGATTCGTCACGGAGATATTGAGATGAAGGTCAAGATGTTCCTGGATTCGTATATCGAGTGTCCGAAATGCCACAACACGATGGCGGTCTACAAGACCCGGTATATGACCCCGGAACGCTGGCAAGCGGTATGTTCAAGCTGCGGCAAGGTCAAGAAATGGAGAACAGGAGAGAAGTGAAATGTCACATCTGGACTATGTAAGGACGTTGGTCGAGGGAATGGGGGATCGTGAGTTCACCACCCAGGAGATTGCGGATCTCATGGCCGACTATTGGGAGAAGAACCGTGTCCACGGGGACAGGACCATGAGGGTCACGAAAGCATACGGATACCTGAAGGTACTCGCTGAATACGGGATGGTCATCAAGACCCGGCTGGACTATTCCCCGGATTCCAAGATGAAGGTCGCATATTGGAGGCGCACGGAATGAGCGACGGCTATATGGAGTGCCTTGAGTCGGACAAGAAGATCGTCCCGTGCGGAACGGGATATGTCGTGCGTATCACGAGGGAGATGGCCATGATGGGACTCAACCCCGGAGATATGGTCCGTGTCAAACTCACCAAGATACCCAAGGAAGAACAGGAAGAGGAAGAGAAATGACGAAGATGGTTTGTTGCATGTGCGGCCGCGAGGTCGTTACGGAACAGAGGAACGACGTGGCAGGAGAGGTCATCAGATGCAGGACGGTCTACCGCTGCCCGCGCTGTAAGAGGGATCTCATCTACGAAGAGAGGTATGTGTGATGATGCGTATCGGAGGATTCTTTTCCGGGATCGGAGCGCACCATTCCGCTGCCGACAGATTGGGGATCGACTATCAGATGGTATTCCAGTGCGAGTTCGACCCTCCGACCGCACGCGCGTATGATACCCTTCATGGAGAGACCCGCAACCTGGGGGACATCACCCAGGTACGCGACATCGGAGGGGAGAATCAAGTGGACGTTCTGTTCTGGACACCCCCGTGCATCCGCAAGGGTGATATGGTCCTCACGAAAGAGAGGGGATACATCCCCATCGAGGAAGTCGAGGTCGGGAATATGGTGATGTCCCACGACGGCCAATGGCATCCCGTGGAATGGGCGGGCAAGACCGGACATAAGGAGATTATGCGTATCAAGGCATCCGGTAATGAGGAAATCGGAGCCACTTTCGACCATAAATTCTATGCTTGTAAGATAGTAGATGGGTCACTTACCGAACCCGAATGGATAGAGGCGAAAAATCTTACCATGTCGCATTATCTCGGACGGCCCGATGCTATCGCCGGGAATTGGTCGTTGTATCCTGGGTCCACATTTAAAAACGGATTCGCATGGTTCCCAATAGTGAATTTATCTTTCGGATTCGAGAAAACGGATGTCTACGATCTCACGGTCAAGGACAGCCATTCGTTCACGGTGAACGGTATCATCGTTCATAACTGTCAGGACATCTCCAATGCCGGACGGTTGGCGGGTAATGCGAAGGACAGCGGAACAAGATCCTCGCTGGCTTTCGAGGTTCCTCGTATCCTCCGCAATACGGAAGAGAAGGAGAGACCCAAGTACCTCGTCATGGAAGAAGTACCCATGATGGTATCCAAGAAGTTCAAGGCGAATTTCGACGAGTTGATGGACGAGTTATCCGCAATCGGCTACCAGCACACCTGGAAGGTCCTCAATGCGTGCGACTACGGAGTTGCACAGAACCGTAAGAGGTTGTTCGTGATAAGCAAACTGAATGGCAAACCCCCGGAGCTGCCCAAACCCGTACCGCTTACCAAGTGTATGAGGGACTACCTCGAACCCGAACCCGTGGACGAGAAGTATTATCTTAGTCAGGATCGTCTGAAGGGTCTGATATGGTCCACGGAGAGGGAGAAGGAGAATGGGCGAGGATTCTGCTGGAACCCCCAACACGGAGAACGGAAAGCATTGTGCATAAGTTGTCATGAGGGTGGCAGAAAGACCAGCAATTACCTCATAACGGAAGGCAACCTGGAATGGCACGCACCGCAGCAAAAAAGAGTATAATCGTCTTTATGTTCGGTGATAATCACTTCGGTCAGAACGGCCGTGTCTACGGGGGGGGGGATTAGCACCCACTATCACGGCACATTTCGCTAAGAATGTGATCGAGGGTCTGGTCTATGTCGGTGAAGTACGCATTGAAGATCATCGGACGGGGATTGACGGGTAAAGGAACCTACGGGAACCGCGATCTCGTCCTCGACCCGTCCGGGGATGCTCCAACGGTCTTAGCCAATTGGGGGATCAAGTGTCCCCCTCCCCTCATACTTGTATGGGTCTCGGAAGAGTGTGTAAAATGAATCTCGGATGGACTGTCACGGACAAGCGCGGAGGCGAGAATGTCATCCATTCGTGGGATATGTGCTTGAAAGGAGAAGTCTCTAAGGAACAGAGGGAATTGTTGGACATAATATTGAGGGGTCGCAGATTGTCCAGATGGAGACGTTATCCCGGAGAGGAAGGCAGACCTCTTACAACAGAGATGATCCGGGAATTGTATGATTGTGACGGACTGCAAGCCATGTTGGACGATTTGTTGGCAAAAGGTTATCTTGATTACAGACATCCGAGAAAATGGTCCAATGGGCATCGCGTAGCCGATAAGTCCGAACCGATGGGGTATGATATTGCTTTCGGGCAGCTCTCTTTCGAGGTGACTCACCTATTGGATGAGGATTGTGTCTGTCCTACCCTCGTACCTACGGACATCGGACATCTTGGAATAATAAGGAGGATTGAAGATGATGACTCCGATTAAGGCATTGGTGAAGATAGCCGTCCTCCCCAACTACCGTCCGTCCGGATTCGACAAATGTAATGTCGTATGGGGAGGAAGAGGTTTGTGTCCTACTATAACATTGGCTTTCGCCAAGGCGAACCAACCCATGATATTCGTGAGGGAAGAGGATGAGATGCAGACAGATAGGGACCCTTGATTGCAGCTATGAGAAAGCCGGGAGGATATACGATTCGAGAGGAATATCCCCCACGATAGAATCCAGGGACTATAAGGACCCTAAACTGGTGGCAGTATATGGAGAATCGTTGCAAGGTCATAGCCATCCTCGATTGGCCCGGCTGGCTGGAACAACACAGGAGGGTCTACGATCCCGATTATTGTTCCCCGACCATACACACGGCAATCGGGAGAACGACACAGATCAAGGTGCTGATACATGACGAAGAGATGTGAACAGGTATGCACGTTGCCCGCCCTCAACGGCTACGACTGTCTCAAGAGGGTCTATTCCGATGAGGGTATCTGTCCGACCATCCCTACGGGCGGGGGAGGTAACGTGATGCCGAAGATATTGGTGAGAGGATATGAGACTCATCGAATTGGATGTGTTGTTCACGGTATCCCATCGTCCGGATTTCGATTCCATAGAACTCGCCCGTGTCCTTAAAGATGCGCGTATGCGTAAGGGGATGACGATCCGCAGCGTAGCGGATGCTCTTTCCGTTCCTGTCACAGAGGCCGAACATTGGTTCAGGACGGATAGATACAACGCACCCCCGGAAGTGTCTATATGGCCGAGGGTACGCGATCTGTTGGGCATCGAAGGATGGGATGCAGTCGGGGTGAGCATCCCCGTTCCCAACGTGTTCGAGATGGGCGGCAGAGCATATCACGAAAGAGGATTGTCCCCGACCATAACCGCCAATCATCCGGGTTGGATAGCGGTGGAGGTTTAACATGGAAGAAGATACCCGCAATCATTGGAAGGTGAGCAACCTGGGTCGTATATCCCCCCAATCGGGGATCATCCGTATCGCAGCAGACCCGCATTATAAAGGCGAGGCGATAATCAGTGCAGACGGATAGAGCAGTACGATCCGCAGTAAGGACGGAGGAGGTACGGTATTATGTCCGACGTGGTAAGGATAGTGGCGAACCAAGAGAGAAAGTTCAAGACGGCCCATGTTTGGGATTGTGTGTTCCTGACCTATGTAGGGGATCGTCATACCCCCGTTATGGGGGGAGGGGTAGCGGGAACCGTAACGGCAAGACCCGGTGAATTGGGAGTAGTGGTTTGGGATGTGTCGGATAATCGTCGCAGCCGAATTGGACATCCCATCGGGTTACATAATGGCGAAGAGGATCTATTCACCGAGAGGAATATCCCCCACGATAACGTCGATTAACGGAGGGGGTCAGGCAGTGATGGTTATGACGGAGAGAGAGGATGCAGTGCATAAGGATCAGAGCCGATAACCCTACGGGATATATGTAGGCATACGAGGGAGATTCCATCTTCACGGAGTTCCCCGGTAAGAGCAAATCACCCGTCACCCACGGCAGAAGCAACTCCATCACCACATGGTCCGGCGGCGGGGTAGGAGTAGTAGTCAAGGCAATTGATTGTATGTGATTGTATGGAATTGTATTTATACCTACAATCACTGGATAGAACAACGAGTGTGCTACAATGGAATACACATTGAGTAAGGAAGAGAACGCGAAGAGATACGACAGTCTGACAGATGCCCTCAAGGGCGCGGTCGCGGAATGGGAATACCGCCACGGTATCCACGAGGTCCACGGTCCGGACATCCCCGTTTACGACGGGATCGGTCACGAGATAGGGCATGTCGGCTATATGGGCGATGTCGCGGATGGTGTGTTCACCGACAAGGACGGCAACCCCTACGTCGGCTATGTCTACCGCGACAAGTCGGGCAGCTACAAGATGTCCGATGCCGGAGAGATAGGAGATGCCCTCGATGAGACCGACGTATCCAGATTGCGCGTGCGTAAACTGACCCCGCGCGAATGTATGCGCCTGATGGGGTACGACGACGATGAGATAGATCGTCTGATGGATGCCAAGACCGTCAAGACCGCCAAGAACGGCAAGGTCACGGAAAAGCCGACCTACTCCAACAGTGCGATCTACCGTTTCGCAGGGAACAGTGTGGTCGTGGATTGTTTCGCGGCCATCCTAGGTGTGATCGTCGATGATATGGACGGCAAGACCCCGCAGAGGTCGATGGACGAGTGGGCCGCATGACCTGGGAGTGGAAAGAACAACCCGGCGAGACCGTATGTCCGTGGTGCGGAACGAAGATCCCTATCAAGGGATATGCGGAACGTTATCTCGGACATTGTTCACGCTGCGACAAGGACAGCTACGAAAGGGAGTATCCGTGCCATTGTCCGATGTGCAACATCAAGTACGCTATCCATCGTATCGTGTCAGATGATAGACATGAGTGATTACATCCCCGACTACATCACCAACCCCGACTACAAATGGACATACTGTCCGTATTGCGACTATTCGCCCTTATACCGCAAACATCATCTGAACGGATACAGACCGGAGTACAAGCGCATTTGGACATGTGCATGCGGTCAGAGGTCCAAGAAGAAGAGATTGTCCGAAAAAAGGGACCCGGAGCCGTGGTACATCAAGAGGACATGGCGCAGACAGTTCTATTGTGGTGACGGCTGCGGCACTATCAAGGAATATGCGGAGAATTATTCGTATTGGGGAACATATCCCATCAGCCAGCATCTCGATGAAGTTCAGAGGGATATGTCGATAGATACGCAATTGAGGTTGAGGATATGAGAAAGAAGATGGTGTTGGACGGAGCGATCTGCGAAACGTGCGGGTGTGTGATAGACCCGGGCATCCTTGTGGAGAAGGATCCCGTGACAGGGCATGATATATCGTGGGTATGCGAAAAAAGACTGACCGTGAAGATGTCATCCCCCCTCAAGTACAGGGGTCTCGAAACGGTATACGGATACCACAACATCAGAACGGGGAAGAAACAGATCTGTCCGAGATGTGTGTCTCGTTTTCTAAGCCATTATAATCAATGGATAAGAGAGTGTGACAAGGCCGGCGAAGAGGAACGTGCCAAACGCATACTCGATTTCGAGCAGAAATACGGAGGCAGAACCGGGGGAGAGGAATGAGGAAGAAGATCGTTCTTGAGGGAACGCTATGCGATGTGTGTGGACGTATCGCTGACAGAGAAAACATGTACGTCGGAGGATACAACGATTGGTCCTATGTGTCCCCTAAGACCCTGAAGATCAAGATGACCGGAGGACCGTTCTTCAATATATGTCGCTATCCCCCTATCATTCACGGCAAATCCCGTGGGAGACCCCGTGCGAAGGTTTATGAGACCGTATGTCCGAGATGCGCGGCCAAACTGTCCAAGATGTACGATGAATGGCGGCACGAATGTTGGAAAGAAGGGGAAATGGAAAGGGAGAAGAGAAAACTGGATTTCGAGAGGAAGTGGACTGATGGGAGTAAGAAGGATGCTGGACAGAAGGGCGCAGAGGAAAGCCGAGAAGGAGCAACGCGCCCATAACAATCTTATGAGGTTATTGCAGGAATCGGCAGACAACCTACGGGAGTTGAGAGACACGGAGAAGAAGAGGAAGGATAGGGAACACGAGCAGTACCTCAAGGCCAAGAAGATGGAGAAGGAGATTACCGCCCGGCTCAAGGAGTCGCTGGATCTTCACTTAAAAGTATGTCCGTGGTGCGGAGAGGAACCCACGATAGAAGCGGAGATCATACCCGAATACAAGCCACTCGGTATATTTACATGCGAGGATTGGTCCGATCCCAAGAAGTACCGTATCAACCTCAAGACGTGCGAACATCTGAATTGTTCGGGTAATTATTGGGGAACATACCCTATCAATCAGATACCGGACGTACTGTACTGCAATCCGGAGTATAAGGACTACCGCTGCGATGTGTCGTGGAACGGAGGCAAACATCCGTGTGGAAGAAAAGAAGAGGACATTCCGTTCGAGTTGTTCCCCTTGACATTCGTTGAGGACTCCGAAGGGGATAAGAGACACCGTATCGGAGGATACCGCGACAAGAACGGGGGGATGCACTACGACATATCTAAGTGGTGCTATGCGGTCAATGACTACTTCAAGTATCTGTCCGATGATTACGAGCCGAAGTGCTGCGTGTGCCATAAGAAGTGGCGCGGATACGAATTGTACGGAGAGGACATCCAGGTGGACGGGAAGAGGTATTGCAAGGTATGTTCCCAAGCGTATCCCGATCCCGTGAACAAACCGAGGACCCCGCGCAACGACTGGATATGGCGGTCGAGCATGGGGTCTACCATGTCGGACGGAGCCGAGGATTATTTCACCGATTTCGATAATTTCCTCCGTGTGGAGGGATATACCGAGGATCGGGTGTTCACCCGCTACATCGAGGACACGCGCACGGGTTACGGCTGCGATGCCCTTTCAGGGGACATCAAGGGCAGCCGTTGGCAGATTTACAGGAAGGGCAAGGACGATAAGGATACATGGCTCCTGGGATGGGTTTTCAACCCCCCGGAGAAGGACATCGAGAGATACAAGAGATTGGAGAGGAAGAAGGAATGAGCATAATAATCAGGACAAGGGACGGCAAGGAGTTCGCTACCCCTCATCTGTGGGAGGACATATTGTCGAGTCTGCAAGAGGAAGTATGGATCCCGATATGGGAGCTGCCGACCGATAATGAGGATGAGCCGTGTACCACGCTGATACGTTCAACCGACATCGTGAGCATATCCGCGACCACGGACGAGGACAGGATAGCATTACACGGAATCCTGGATTGGGCGAACCGCTACGGAGGGAACGAATATGGATCCGGCAATTGATTCAACCCGGCTCAAATACATCGCCAAGTGTCTGATGACCGTGAACAAGGATGCAGCAGCGCAGCTGGGCGAGGATATGATGTACGCGCTGGATAACATACGCAGTACCATGCTGACCATCGAGAACATTGAGACGGGTCCGGTAATCGCTACGCAGCCGTTCACGATCTCGGCAGAAACGTTGGGCAGAGGCCTTAACAGATTCAAGGGGACCATCTCTTTCGCGGAGGACGGCAGTTCGCACAACATCGGTGCGGATGTCACGGTATGCCATCGTCAGTATGTGATAGAGGGTCTATCTCCGAACCTCAAGAGGGTCCTCGTCAAGACCTATCCTTACCGGGCATCCGTTGATTCCAAGACCATCCAGGTGCTGGCATCCCAAGACCTCAAGGACGATCCGGTGATTTACATCAAGAACGACTCCGAAGGTCACTACATGGGCATACTGGACAATATCCGTGTCAAGATGCACGGGAACATCGGGGAACCCGGATACACGTTGTTCGCTGCGGCCTACCTCAAGAAGCTGGCAAGGATGGTCAAGGGGGACGTGACCGTGGATTGGGAGAATCAATCTATTGCGAAGTTCACATGGGATGCCTACGGTGTAAGGATGTCCTACTATGTGGCTCCGAGGATGGTCAATGACGAGAACATCATCAAGAGACTGGACAAGAAGGTGGTATTATGAGCATAGGAGAGAAGTGGAGAGCGCACAGGGAGAAGCACGGACCGAGGGAGGACGTGCAGCCGTGTCCCCGGTGCGGATCGGACCGCACATGGACCACGGGGTCGTTCCGTCCCCTCGGCATCCAGGTCAAGTGCGCCGGGTGCGGATTCAGGGGACCGCTGGCACAGGACCGCGAGACCGCGATCCTATTGTGGAACGGTTTGGGTCCGGTAGAACCAGAAAAGGTCGAATCAGAAAACAATGAGTGAAACAATCGCGTGATTATACGCGCGCGTAATAATAAGGGGGGTTGATAACAAATTATTTATATTGCTTAATGCTATATCTCAAATAACAAGCGCAGAAGCGCAAGGGAAAAAGAGGAATCGAAATGACAACCTACAAGCTGCACATCTTCGGACACAATGGGGAATACGAGAGAACGGAGAAGTTCGACAACGAGATTGATTTCGTTTTCGCATACGCAGAGTATTGCGGGTGCGAATACGAATCACACATCATCGACAAGTTCACGGCAAACATCTACCCCCCTGTTTCAACCGGTGATGTTGAATGAGTATCAGTTACGCGATCGGATACAAGCTGCCGACTGGCCGTTGGTTCACCAAGAATTGTGAGAACGATGCCGGAGGGGAGTACATCCGCAAACTGCTCAAGCGCGGGATCAACGACTTCTTTGTGGATGTTTGGTGCGGTTCGGCAAGGCGCATCGAGATGTCCCATTTTGTCGGTGATGACGGCAAGATCTCGAAAAAGGTGTTCAGAGATTATCCTTACTACCGCACGCAGATGGGGAACATCAATGAATACAAGATCAACGGCTATCACTTCATTGAGATTGACGGCCAGTACCACTCCAAGAGTTGTTAAACCCCTTCTAAAACCCATTAATCAAAAAAAAAGAGGAATCGAAATGAGTATGGATATAGAGACCGATTTTGAGGGCATACTGATTCATTTGAACGAAGTAGGGCGCAACCTGCTGAAAATAATTGATGAAGTGATAACGCAAGCCAACGACATCACCCTTGCAGGGCGCGATCCTACCCTGGAGGGGTATCTGGATGATGCAGCCACATCGTTGGTAAAGGTTCACAACAATCTCAACAAGGCACGCAGATATGTGCAGGATCAGAAAAAACTCAAGGAAGGATACGATACATTTTTGGTGAACGGAATCGCGATCAGGTACAAGGCCGTGCAAGACATCCCCGATGGGTGTATCGTCTCGTTCAGGTCGATTGATTGGAAGTACCTCGGCAACCTCCCCATTAACAAGGATGATGGGAAGTTCCCGAATCCGGACTCCCTTAAGGAGTCCGTCCGTCTCGCAGCCGAGATGGGTCTGCTGCCCGAATTGGCGAAGGAGTGCAACATCGCTGAAACCAAGACCGGGGGTGAGTGAGATGGAGTACAAGGACAACCCCATGAGGATCGTCAGAATCAAGACCCGCGGCAAGTACGGATATGACAACACATTCGAGGTCGGAAACGCAGAAGATGTCCGTGCGATCTACAAGAAGTTCCGCTACTACAAGACGATGTATATTGAGACCGCATCCGGTCTTAAGGGCATCCTTTACCAGCCATCGTCATATCTGGCGGTTCCGTTCTCAATGGTTCTTTCCAAGCACACGGCATCCCACAACATCCCCGGTACGAAGTTCATCCTCAGAATGTTCTCCGAATCCAAGGGGACGGAGGAGAGGAAGATCGTCACACACTACCGCACAATGGATGGCCGCACGGTCATCGTGGGAGAGTACAGTCACCGTCTCTCGGCCGACCGTTACGCGGCATTGGGGGTTTGGTGCTGATGAGAACCGGAACCATCGTCATCAACGGAGTAGAGGTCATCTACAAGGTGTGTAGAGAGTCCCATAGCGAGACCGATGAGGGCATCCTTGACTTCTATTCCAAGTCTGGATCGTATTTAGGCGAATTGCCGTGGTATAGTGACGGCAACCCTGAGATCGACCCGGATTGGTTGGCTAAGTCCGTTCAATCCGTAGCGGAATATGGGTTTTTGCCCGGAGTTGCGACCGAGTGCGGTTTATGAGTAAACTATAAATAGAGGGAAGTAATACATACACATAACGAGCCGCAAGCCGGCACGGAAAAGAAGGAATCGGTATGAACGCTGAACAGAGAAAGAGACTGAGCCAAATCCTTGAAAAACTGAACGACTGCATGAGCGAGATCGAGGAGATCAGGGATGAGGAAGAAGAGAAGTACGACAACCTCCCTGACTCGCTGCGCGATGGGGAGAAGGGAGATCGGTTCCAGGAGAACATCGGGTATCTGGAGGATGCAGACTCCTACATTTCGGATTGCATTGATGCTCTCGACAGCATCGAGTGAGGTGAAAAGATGCACGCTTGCGAGATATTGGAGTTCAGTCCGGAAACCCCGGAGAAGGAAATTGTGGCAGAGTGCTACAAGTGGCAGAAGCACAACTGCGATCCCTATGAGCATGGATTCAGCTGCGATCCAGCGTGGGATGATGACGAGGACGAGGAAGAGGTCAGGAGGTTCGATAAGTGGGAGGGTCCGAAAGACCCCATCTATTTCACATCGCGTATCTATGATACGCGCGAGGAAGCGTACAAGTACCTCGACGGAACCTTCGGGGATTACCGCCAGACTGCGGTTCAGTTCAAGGGAGAAGGCGGTCTCTGGTGGGCGGTCGCTTGCGAGACACACTGCTGACAGAGATAGGAAAGAATTAAATACTACCGAGTAATACATTACTTAACGAGCCGTGAAGAACGGCTGCAAACCCCTTTCAGAAAAACTCCTTAGAAAAACAAGAGGAATCGAAAATGTTTAGAGCAATTGACTTCGATTACAAGGGCCGCAACGGTCACTGGTATCAGAAACAGAACATGACCGCTGCCGAAATCAGGCGCATATACAAGAGGGTCAAACCCACTACATTCAATGTTTGGCTCCACACCGATAAGGGATTTGTGACCTATTGGAACCAAAACAATCACATCAGTCTCCAAGCAAGGTCCATCAACTACATCGGGATTTTTGCGGAGAGATACAACGGAATCACCAAGATTGGCTACTGCCTCTGCGAGTACACCAATTGCTGAAACCCCTTCCCAAACCCCAAAAAAACAAGAGGAATCAAAATGGATACAAACTATCTCAAGACCGGAAATCTGACCGTGAACAACGTGGAGATCGGATACGGAATCCGTGAAACCCCCGATGACATCGAACCGTATGCGTTCGATGTTCTATCCGCTGACGGGGACTTCCTCGGAGACCTCCCGATGAGCAAGGACGATTACGACAACCTGGACCTTATCTGGCTGGACGATACCGTGTATTCGGCTGCCGAAGGAGGACTGCTCCCCGATGTCGCGGATTACTGCGGAATCGTGTGCGAGGGTGAGTGAGATGGGGTTCTTCTCATGGCTTACCTGCGATACTGGAAGGAGCATCTGCAACCGTTACTCCGGCCGCAAGACCTTCCCGGTCTATGTCCTCATCCCCAAGGAGTTCGGGGGAGGACACATCCGCGAGGACAACTATGAGGGATACGGAGTGTTCGGAGGACAGGACATCTACTCCCTCGTTGCCTACTGGAACAAGGGAGTCACCGACAGGAATGTGGGCATCGACATCGCGTGCTACGACAAGGACAACGCGGCTCTCAAGTATCCCATCAAGATCGCGAGCCGTTCCAATGCCGTCTACGAGAAGTGCGGACCGTCCAACGGCTGCCCGGATCAGGGGTACTTCTACTGAGGGGGATCGAAATGGCTACATACGAGGTAAACTACGAGTATGTGGACGACGGAGTTGCCAGCGTGAATCTGTGCGACGGACCGTCTATGTCGTGGGTCAAAGCGTGGTACACATTCCACAACAAGAATGTCTTTGACATTCACGAAGTCACGGAGGGGGAAATCCGCGAGGCAACTGCTAAAGGGATGCCGAGGATGAAGGTTCCCGACTCGTTCACCGAAGATGTCACCAATGACCGCATCCTTAAAGTCCTGTGCGATCTTATAGATGAAGAGGGCGATGATGACCCCATATTAGTGGACAGGGTTCAGGAGATAATGGATGCAATCAATGAGGAGAGGATATGAATGACGATCACCAAACATGAAATGACCGAGTACGAGTTCAGTACGGAGATGAGGGATCGCCTGGTTCGGGCGCACATCGAGTTCACCGACGTACTGGCACTGAACAAGGGGTATTTCGAGGATAACGAGAAATTCAAGGATACCATCATCGACATCAACACCGATCTGCTGCATCTCATCGAGAAGGTAGACAGGGAGATCGGAATCCACTACCGCAGACTGACGGAGTGAGACGATGGAGAATCAAGAGTTCTACAAACAGGTAGACGATTACATCATCTCGGTCCTCAAGGCCACACAGGCGAATACCGTGCGCGCGCAGAGGGACGAATGGGTACTTCATAGAAGGAACCGGGACGAGTTCTACACGGAGGTCAGGGAGAGGATCGAGGACATCATAGTGGCTATGAGGAGGGAAGAGATATGAATCTAACCGATGAAGTGATGAAGGTACTCAAGGAGAACAAGGGCGGGATGACTACCCTGGACGTTATCAATAAGATATATCCGGATATGGACCCGTGGGATGAATCGTCGAAGAGGGCAGCCGTGTCCAAGAAGCTCCACATGTTCATGAGATACAAGATGGTCCGCAGGGAGATCACCCAACACCCGACCAATCCTGGAACGAGATTGGCGATCTGGTACTGGACGGATGATTGACATGTGCCGTTGTGAATCCATGATATGTCCGTTCATATCGGAAGAACCCCCGATGTCGTGCAGCGAATGTCCGTACTCGGACGGAGAGGAGGATGAATGAGATTCAGGTTGAGAGCGAACAGGGGAAGGAAGATAGTCATCATCGTGAGAGAGAACGAGGTCGAGATAGTGAGAAAAAGGTTCGGGAACACATGCGGAGGGGATTCGCCGGACAATATATTGGTATTCAAGGAAAACAAGGAGAGTGATCGAATGGCGATGACGATGAGGGATTAGATGATCCCGATACTCAAGGAGAATCCGGACATCCCGACCAAGGACCTCGCCCGGCTATGCTGCCCTGACGTGGGTAACGCGAGAATCTCTGCGGCACGCACGCACCTGATGGGGATACTGCGGAGGATGGAGGTCTACAACCTCGTTACATCGCGGCTCGTAGCCGATCCCCACGGAGGGCCGGGCATCCGTCTGTGGACCTACACCGGGGAGAGTGAATGAATGATTATCGAGATTAACAATACATTGGGGGATTATGAAATTGTCAAAATCCAACCGGATTCAATGATTAACCTGGGCAACAGTCTTTCAGGTGGTAAGGTGATTGGGATTTTGAACAAGGAACAAACCAAGTCCATAAAGTTGTATATCAGCCAAGAAGAACTGGATAATCTCATAAAAACATTCAATAGAGGGATTGACGAATGACTTTCCATGAGGGCAGAATCTGTCCGAAATGCGGTAAAGCGATGGTATTGTGCGAGGATGAGAGGACCTATTATCAAATTTGGGAATGTGACGGATGCGGATACAAGGAGAGTGAATGAGTGGGATATGAAACAGTCTATGAAACTATCGTGAAAACCGACAATCTCAATGACCGTGAACTGAAGAAATACGGTAAAAAAATGCTTGAGACCATGAGGGATGCGATGGGTCCAATGACCGAGGACATCCTCTTGAAATACGGACCCACATCCTACAAGGTAGAGGTCACGTTGAAAGTGTTTGCATGGAAGGAGACGAGGAAAGATGAGTGAGATCAAACCGTTCAGATGTCCCTATGCCGGTTCTACCGTATGGTGTGAAAGGCGCAGCAACGTGGACGAGGACGAGATGGCATGCGATTCGTGTCCCGTTCTGTGGGGAGAGTGTTGGAAATGACTTATTCGCTGTATTCTATCCCCGTGACAATCGACGTGATAGCCGAGGACAGGGAACAAGCGGAGAATCTTATCTGCGATATTCTGGATCGTGCGTTCATCTACGGTGTAGGTCATAAAGAGTCCGAGATCCAGCGCACACAAACCGCAACGGATGTGGCAAGGGTATTCGATTTCGACATAAAGGAAGTGAAGGAATGATCTGGCAAGATGTGAACGGAGAGATACTGACCTACGACGGCACGGAGGAATGTGAATCCATGTTGCTCGACCGCGATCTATTCACATGGAAAGGACATCTATGTGAGGGTTACTCGCTGCAAGGATACGAGGATCACGGACCCATAAACGTGGGGGACAGGGTACTCATCCTCCACGATCTCGATGAGGTTGTCATCCTACGGAGGAGAGAGGAATGACCGGATTAAAGCCGTGCCCGTTCTGTGGGTGCGAGATGAGTATGGCGATCAGGGATTATAGAATTGTAAAGACCCAACGCTACTCAATCGTACATCCGGACAACGGGTGCATCCTGGAGGGTTACGAGAGCCGCGAAACATCCGCGCGCGGTGAATTGGTCGATAAGTGGAACAGGAGGGCGGTAGAATGACCGTTACGATCTACGAAGGGGACTGCCGCGACTACATCCCCAAGGTCAAGGCCGACCTCATCATCATGGACCCGCCTTATGTAATGCCACATGTTTCCAGGGGGGGGGGGTCATTCGGGGATCGCGAGTATCAGAATGAATTGGTATCTATCTCCAAGGGAGTAGATGCTAAACTTATGAATGATGTCTTGAGCATTATGGATAAAACAAACATATATCTGTGGGGAAATTGGAAAGCGATTATAGAGTATCTGCCTTACTTTAAAAATTGCAATACGGCTTTATTATCGTGGCATAAAACAAATCCAGTTCCAATGTGTTCAAACAAATTTCTCGGTGACACGGAATATTGTTTATTTGCACGCTCGCCGGGAGTTAAATTGTATGGGGGATTCGCGGATCACCACACCTATTGGATAACCCCCCTGAATACCAAGGACAAGAAGCTATACAACCATCCGACCATCAAACCCGTGGACATCATACGCACGATGATCCGCAACTCATGTCCTCCGGGCGGTACGGTTTTCGATCCCTTTATGGGGTCCGGTACAACCGGGGTCGCAGCCGTCCTCGAAGGCCGCAACTTCATCGGATGCGAGATAGACCCCGGATATTACAGGACGGCAGAACAGAGAATCAAGGAGACCCAACAATCACTACTTAATGGGGGATTGTCTGGATTTATCTCCTCATAATCGCGCGCGTAATAGAGGGAGAATTAGACAGTAAATTATTTATACTACTCAATGCTATATACCAAACAACGAGTCGGGAACGGCTGCGGATAAAGAGGAATCGAAATGACAACCGAAACGATTGACTGCCTGTCTTGGAAGAAGAAGTACCTTATGGGAGGACACTTCGACACGCGCCTTGAGGACCTTGCCAATACCATTGTGTGCGAAGGTCAGTGCTGCCCGCCCGCTTGGAACAATCTGTCGATGTGCGAGGTCAGTACGAGCGAGGACAGGATTTACAAGATCAGGTTCGCACAAAAGGAGAACAACAACTGGACTCCGTTCGATGAGTTCATGACTGGACATCTTGACAATTGCGATTTCAAGGTGATCCTCGATTCATCCGATGGGTTTTGGATGGTCGTGGACACTCTCGGACTGGAGGATGTGATGGACGGTCTCGTGATGATCTGTGATATGAACGGGGTTCAGGAGATGCGCTTATCCGAGGCCATCGAGAGGTTCGGAGTCAGGTGCGAGGGCAACCCCAATGATGCGCGCAAGTTCGCGCGTTGCCCGGCTCTGAACGGCTTGTGCGGTCCGATGTTCCCCAATCACGGCTACATCGCGCGCTACGAGACCCAAGAGGTCTGCGATGCACTATCTGTATGAGTGAAGGGGGTAAAAAATGGCTGTGGATTTGGCGAAGATCGGGAAATTGTGGACACCGGACAGAGGGCAGTCAAGATACTACATCAATAACTGGATGGACCTCATCGGATTGACCGTCTATTACTACAACACCGGCAACGTGTCTTGTGTCGAGTGGAAGGACGGCACGGAGATGTCCAACAACCATTACAAGAGATACATTCAGAACACTAAGGTTTGGATCGGTGCAGAGGATCGTATGGTCCATATCGACTACTGCGATGATGCGAGGGTCAAGAACAAGATCGCCAAGGCAGTCGAGGGACTGTTAGAGGAGGAGACGGAGAATGAAGAGCAGTAAGACGTTCATGACCGATTACTACGGTCGCAACGGACACCATTATCACAAGCGTATGACCCCGAAGGAGATACGCGAGTTATTCAAGAAGAGCAAGCACGGGATATAGATTACCTTGAGGTTGGTTCATCTGGATTGTCTTTGTATCGTGCTTGACAAGTGGGATGGAAAATGGAATCTGAGAATCTACAAGGGATGCTTCCATGTTTACGACCAATCCAACCGTGTATGCGGCAAGACGAGTTGTTAAGGAAGTGAAAAAATGCTGACGAACATCGAGATAGATGCCATGCACGCGATTATCCGTATCGCGCACGCGATTGAGGAACAGAACAAGATGCTGGCAGAGATCAGGGATGCTCTTGTTCATGAGAAGGAGGATTGAGAGAATGAAGTGTGATAACTGTAAGTGGGCGGGAGCCGTGGGCGGTTTCCCGGACGGACAGGATATGTTCGTGTGCGACTGCGAGGATCCCCGTGTGCCGTTCGATATGGACGAGGACACGGACTGCCCTTGCTATGAGCCGAGGGAGGATTGAGAAGAATGGCAAAAAGAAAGGCAAGAAAGGCAATCACGGTTAGGATAGACCTCACTTTTCCGACTGAAAAGGAATACTCCGAGGTTATGGATGCGTTCATGTATTTAATAGACATTGACCTCGAACACATCCCGTTTGAATGTAAAATAAATGAGGACTGAAGATGCCGAAATTGTTAGAGTTGTTTGCCGGAACGTCCTCGGTCGGAGATGTATTCAGATCCCACGGATGGGAGGTTTACACCGTGGATTGGGATAAGCAATTCGATGTCACCCTCCACGCTGACATCGGTTCGCTGACCGCAGAGGATTGCATCAAGATGTGCGGCGGCAAGCCGAACGTGATATGGGCATCCCCGGATTGCAGCTCCTATTCCGTCGCGGCTATGGGTCATCACAGGCGCAAGAACAAGGAGACGGGGGAACTGGACCCGCAGACCGACTATGCGAGGATGTGCGACCGTGTGAACGCGCATGTGCTGGAACTCATCGAGGAATTATCACCCAAATATTTCTTCATCGAGAATCCCCGTGCCGGATTGAGGACCATGAGATTCATGCTCGACAGAGAGAGGGATGGATTCATGACACGCTACACCACAACATACTGCCAGTACGGAGACAGTAGGATGAAGCCGACCGATCTATGGACCAATCACCCCAATCCGAGGTTCAAGACCCCGTGCAGATACGGAGACCCATGCCATGAGCGTGCGCCAAGGGGGAGCAAGTGCGGAACACAGGCGATTAAGGGCGCGAGGGATCGCGCACGCATCCCCGTCAAGTTGTGCGAACACGTCTACGAAATCTGTCAGGAGGGGATGGAGTGACGGACGAACACATGTTTGTCAAAATCCCCAAGGACAAGATCGTCAGAGAGACCGATACCTACATCATGGCCGACCTGGGGGATGCGGAGTCGCTGTTGCAGATGTGCCTTGCTGCGATGAGCAATCCCGGACAGGGAGTGATGAGGAAGGATAAGGAATGACCTACGAAGATGAGTGCAGAGAGTACGTTGCAAAACTCGAAGAGAAGGCCAAGACCCTCGTAGGGACATGGGTGCGCGATGAACCGGACGATGGATACGAGAGCGTGTATTTCGTTACCGGGTATTTTGTGTCGGAGACTCTTAGCGATGTCATTCTGACCGCATATTACATACCCAGGACCGATAGGGTATGTCCGATCGTCGAGAAGTCCATCTATATGTCGGAGTTTTCCGAATATTATAGGAAATACCCGGCATCCAAGGGTAAGAAGATCTGGCTGAAAATGAGGGAACTCATGGATAATCTGTTCCTCGGCTGCGGAGAGGGTGCGAAAGAATGACCAAGACGTTATTCAACGGTTATCTGGAGATGTTCATCGGAGTCCGTAGGACTTGCTGCGTGTGCGGTCTGTCCGAGGAATGGGAATACGATCTCGAAGCAAGCCAGAGGGATATAATCAGCAGTATCAAGAACGACGGCTGGTTTGTCGGAACCCACGGTATGAAGTGTCCGAAGTGCTACGAGAAACGCAAACCCCGGAGCAAGTGAGCCATCGTGGGAGATGTATGACAATCTATATCAGTACGGAAAAGGTATGAAAAAACGGAAGTGATAGAATGGCTAACGGAAGGGAATGGATCGTAAATTGGTTCGGCATTACCGAATATCATGATGTGAAGATATACAAGGGAGTACCCAAGTCCAAGATACTGGCTAAGGTGAAGAAGGACGCTGCGGAGATCGGTGCGACCGGATTCCTATTGCTTATCCCATATAACGGAAAGGATATGCCGGTATCCTGTTGGAACAAGAGACCTCATTCCTATTGGAAGAAGGAGTGGGGATAGGACATCTCCGAGGTCTGTTAAGGGGTGAAGAAAATGACGAAGAAGGCGAAGATTGTTCAGGGCGGTCTCTTCAAGAAGGGACGTGTCATCGTGACGAACATCCTCAAGAACGGAGAGGAAGGGGAGAGCAAGGTCTATACCGTATCAGGGAAGGTCAAGATCACCCCGATGGATGGAAAACACATCCTGGATTTCGTATCCGTATCCGGAGGGTCGATAGGAGCAACGAGCAGAGGGACGGTCAGCAGCCGTGTCTATACCCGTAGGCAGAGCATCATCGTTGATTCCTACGAGATGATAGAGGAATGACGGACGAATCGCTGTTGCAGTCGGTCAAGGACTGTTTGGAGAACACCGATGTCGGGGACCTGGGAGTGATATTCAGCAGCTACTGTAAGAACACGCTTCAACTACCCCACTACGACAGACGTAGGACAGATCGCAACAACCGTCATTCATGGTATGCATCCAGCCAATCGTATCACGGAAACAAAATCGAGTGCGGCATCTACGGTGACAACCCTAAATTCCTGGGGGAGATCCTGTATATCGTGCTTCGCAAGCGTGCTGGATACTATATCATCATCGGAGAGAATAACTGTAAAAGATTCGTGGAATGGGACGGGGAGGTAAGGCATTACGACCCCGACAGTCTAAGGAAGATGATCGCTGAACATCCGTTATTGTTCGAGAGATTGGGGGTCAGGGAATGAGTGAGAACGAACCGTGGGCATACATCGACACCGCCGCATACTGGCTACCGGGTACGCACAAGATAGGGTCATACGGCAAGGTCGATTTCGTTTCCGACAAGGTTGCACGCAATCTGACCGAGACATACCGCAACACATACACCGACAACGGAAGATGTCTGGACATCAACTACTACGTCATCAAGGTTATGTTCCACGGTGACGGCACGGAGGCCCTCGCCCTATATGATAATGCTAACCATGATGTTCTGTTCGACAGCATATCCATCCCGGAGTTCACTTTCAAATTGGAGACATGGATGAGGTTCGACGATAGCAACGACATCGTACAGATGGCGAAAAGGAGGAATGGAAAATGTTGAGAAGAGGATGGAAAGTGTTGGAGATCACCAACGATAAGGATTACAAGGTCTCGTACTTCCGCACATACAGGAAAGCGAAGGAGTACCACGACAAGACCCCTCATAGCGAGCTTCATTCACCCGGACCGATGGAGATCGCGTGGAGACTCCAAGGCGATTGGGATTCATACATCCCCCTGACCCTGATCATATTCGCGGCCACGGTCTGCGTGTGTTTCGTGTTAGCCACATTACACGGCATAGGATGGATATGAGCCATCGTGGGATGATCTGGATAAAGTATATCAGTGCAAGACGGATATAAAAGCCGGAGGACATGACGGATGACCGAGGACAATCCCAACGGAGCCAAGACCGTTGAAGAGGTCGCAGAAGAGATATGCCGTGTTGCGACCGAACTGATCCTCATCGGACATATCCTGGGTTCCGACAAGAAGGAACAGGAGAACGGAAAACCCGTTGTCAATATGTGTTCCAAGGCCATAAAAAAATCCGAGATGAAGGAACTCAAAAGGCAGAACAAACTGATTATGAAAAGGTACGGGAGATACTGAAAGGAGAGGACGAGATGAGCAATCCATGTTGTCACGGATTCAAATGCCCTTATCGCGGATACGGAGAAGAGGGGGATTACATCTGCACCCATCCGATCCCCGTGGAGGATACCGATGAGGATGACTACTTCTATCTGGCCGATGAGATTGAATGTCCATTAACGGACAGGAACCAATATTGTAACGAACCCACGGTGTTCGACATTCTGGATATGTATGAGTACGATATTGAAGTCTCGGATTCCATCGACAAGGGATACGAGCGTATGCTGGAACAATCCC